AAAACCATACAGTTCTAAAAATAGATATGATAACTTTTCAGTACTAAATGAAAGAACTCCAGTTAGAGAATATACAAATATAGTCGTTCCCGACTATGTTAAACTAAGTTATGATTGCATTATTTGGGCAGATTATATATCACAATTAAATTTAATTATAGAGGATATTAACTATGCTGCTAACCAGTACTGGGGTAATGAACGATTTAAATTTCTTTCTAAGATATCTACATTTGCAACATCTTTAACCTCTGAAACAGGTGAAGACCGTGCTTCAAAGGCTACATTCACAATAGAAATGAATGGCTACGTTATACCAAACAACATCCAGAAATCTTTAAGTAATTTCAATCCTAAAACATTTTCTTCTGCAAAAATCGTTATTGGGACTGAAACCTTAGGTTCTATAAATGATATTCCAACAAACGAACAAAATAATCCATGTTAAAAGAAATCAAGTTTACACCAGAAGAAATGACTTCCGTTTCATCTATTAAATCATCATTCGAAGAATTAACTTTTAAATTCGGTCAAATAGAATTAGAAATCCAAAATTTAGAACTAGAAAAGACAAAGCTTAAAAAAGAATTTGTTTTGGTAAAAGCCAATGAATCTAAAGTTATAGCTGATATAACGGCTAAGTATGGTGATGGCACATTAGATCCAGAAACAGGCGTTTTTATTTCCAAATAGGTGACGTTTAGAATCCCTGAAATATATTTATATATTGAATAATAATACAATCTATTAGGAGACAAATAAATGGCTGAAAAATTAATAAGCCCCGGTGTATTTACGCAAGAAAACGATTTGTCATTTGTACCGCAAGGTATTGGTGAAATAGGTGGAGCTATCATAGGCCCTACAGTCAAAGGTCCTGCTCTAATACCAACACTAGTATCAAACTATCCAGAATATGTTCAAATGTTTGGCGATACATTCACATCTGGTAGTACAGTAACAGAATACTTAACCTCAATCTCAGCAAGAGAATACCTAAAGCACTCAGGTGCTTTAACCGTAGTCCGAATCCTCGGAACTAGCTATAGCAATGCATCCCAATCAGTAGCTTCTGCTGGATCTCCAACAGGAATATTAAAAGCCTCTGGTTCATCCGTAGTACTTACAGCAAACGAATCTGATACCATTAAGGTAGTTAAAACTGACGGAACAACAATTAACTTTATAGGTCAATTGAACCCAAGCCCAGACGCATCTGATGATTCAATTAGATTCTTTGATAGAGGGAACTCCACAACGAAGTACGCAGAAAACTTTGCTGCAGAATTTAATTCCGTTTCAAGTCTATCTGCATTTACTGCTGATAATACCGGAGCATCTATAGAAGTAACAGCTTCAGCAGCAGGAACAGCTGGAAATCACGTCGGTGGAAATGGTTTGATCATAACATCAGGTTCATCTGGAGCCCCAACTGCTGCAATGTTTGCCACAGCTGGAGGAACATCAACTGTAGGTACATCAATTACATCTTTTGTACTAAATACAATTGCTGATGGTGCATCTATGAATTCTTCAGGTTCAGCAGGTACTAATGATCTATTAACAAATGGGTCAAAAGACAACCTAAGGTTTGAGATTTCAAATGTATCTGGCAATAAGGGTACATTTACTCTTCTAGTTCGTCGAGGTGATGACACATCTAAACGTAAAACTATTTTAGAAACTTGGTCAGGTCTAAGTCTTGATCCAAACCAGCCAAACTTTATTAGTAAAATGATTGGAGATCAATACCAAACTATAGCTCAAGACGGTGGAGTTTACCTACAACCAAAAGGTAACTACCCAAACAAGTCAAAGTATGTCTATGTTTCTGAAGTCAATGAAATACCAGACTACCTTGATGCTAATGGAGCAACAAGTTCAGCAGCTAATGCCGGACAACTTCCAGAAGCAGCAACAGGAACTTTTACAGGAGGTAGTGATGGTGGTAAAGTTAATCCAGCTTTATACTTTGATAAAATGATCGCAGCAAACATCCAAGGATTAAACCCTGGATCACCTGCCAATGGTCAAACTTCGTATGAAAATGCAATAGACCTACTAACTAATGCCGATGAGTATGATATCAATATGATTTCAATGCCAGGTTTAACTACTAGAGACCATTCTGCATTAACCAACAAGCTAATTACTGCTTGTGAAACAAGAGGTGATTGCTTTGCTGTTATTGATCCTACATTAGCTTCTCAAAATATCTCAGTAGCCACAGGACAAGGTGAATTACTCGACTCAAGCTATGCAGCTATGTATTGGCCTTGGGTACAGACATCAGCAAATGGCAAATTCGTATGGGTTCCACCATCAACTCTTATTCCTGGTATTTATGCCTTTAATGATAAAGTTGCTGCTGAATGGTATGCTCCTGCAGGTCTTAACCGAGGTGGTTTAGAAACTGTAGTTCAAGCAGAGCGTAAGCTAACACATGCAAACCGTGACACTTTATACGAGGACAATATTAATCCTCTAGCAACATTCCCAGGAGAAGGCGTTTGCGTATGGGGTCAAAAGACTCTTCAGAAAAAAGCTTCTGCTCTTGATCGTGTGAATGTACGTCGATTATTAATCAATCTTAAGAAATTCATAGCTAGTACTTCTAAATACCTTGTATTCGAGAACAACACAGCAGCTACTCGCAATAGATTCCTAGGTTCAGTTAATCCATATATGGAATCTGTTCAACAAAACCAAGGTCTATATGCATTTAAAGTAGTTATGGACGAGTCTAACAACACTCCAGATCTTATCGATAGAAATATCATGAAAGGAGAGATTTTCTTACAACCTGCAAAAGCTGCAGAGTTTATCGTAGTTGACTTTAACATCATGCCAACTGGCGCAACTTTCGAAGACTAAGATATTTATATACAAGGAGAAACACTAAATGGCAAATTTAATAGACCCAACAGAACTGATGCACACTAATTTTGAACCTAAGGTTGCAAATAGGTTTATCATGTATGTTGACGGAATACCATCATATCTTATACGCAAGTGCCCAAGGCCTAGTATTAGTAATGGTGAAACTGCAATCAAGCATATGAACACTACTAGATACATTAAAGGTAGGTCAGAATGGGATGCAATATCAGGCATGGAACTTTACGATCCAATTGTTCCGTCTGGAGCACAAGCCGTTATGGAATGGGTAAGACTACATCACGAATCAGTTACTGGCCGAAATGGCTATTCTGATATGTATAAAAAGGATATAACAATCAATGTGTTGGGTCCAGTAGGTGATAAGGTTGAAGAATGGAATCTTAAAGGTGCTTTTATAACAAAAGCAACATTTGGAGATTTATCATATGAAGAGGACGGAACTCCTCTAATGATTTCACTAGACATTAGATATGATCACGCTATCTTACAATACTAAGGAGTAATATTTATGGCCCTTCATTCTAATACTACAATGTCTATATTTATTGGTAACGTCAATGCAAATGAAACATCAGACACTGCAGGCACTTTATCTAAAGCAGTTAATGACCATATCTTAACACTTCATACAGGAAGTATTATATCTATGAACACTACTATATCTCAAACATATATTGACGGCAGCCCTGCTGGTAATAAAGTGGTAGTTTCATTATTAAGTGCATCTGGAAGCGGACACACATATAATATTGCAGATAGAGCAGTATAAATAACCCTAAATAATATATTTAAGAAAGGCTCCTCAGGGAGCTTTTTTTATTGCTATATATTTATATATACGAACCTCAAAAGGAACCTAAATTATGAATAAAGTTACAGATGATTACCCAGGCAAAGCCCTATCCACAGACGACCTAAAACAACAACTTGCAAATGAGTCTAATACGACTCTGATTAAAGAGTCTAAATTTCCAACAGAAATCATAGACCTTCCAAGCGGAGGAACATTATATCCTGAACATAGTGCATTATCGTCAGGTAAGGTTGAAATGAAGTATATGACTGCTAAAGAAGAAGACATCCTAACATCTTCTAATCTAATCCAAAAAGGCTTAGTTATTGACACACTACTTAGAGCTCTGATCGTAAGTAATGGTGAAGGTAAATCTGTAAACTATAACGACTTAGTTACCGGAGATAAGAATGCAATCATGGTAGCAGCAAGAGTGCTAGGATATGGTGCTGAATATCCAGTAGAATTGGCTTGTCCTGCATGTGGCGCTAAACATAAACAAAATGTCGATTTAACATCTTTAGAAAATAAAATTCTAGAAGGCGATGCCCCAGACAGTGAAGGTCGATTTACATTTAAACTTCCAATAGCTAAAAAAACCTTAACATTTAAAATTCTAACTCACGCTGACGAAAAGCTAGTTGAAGCAGAAGCAAAAAGAATGAAAAAAAAGAAGGTTGGTGGCAACGGAGTAACATATGAACTAACCAGTCGGTTTAAATATATGATTGTAGCTATAGATGGTGAAGAAGACAAAACGGAAATTAGATCGTTTGTTGATAATGAATTTTTATCTAGAGATTCTTTAGCATTTCGTCAGTACTTAGACACAGTATCCCCCGACGTAGACATGACGATTGACTTTGAATGTGAAAGCTGTGGTCACGAAGATCCAACAGTTCAAATGCCAATGAACGTCCAATTTTTTTGGCCTAGGGCTTGATTACAAGCCCATTCTGCACAAACAAATCTTTGAGATAGCATACCATTCTCAAGGTGCATTTACGCACACTGATGTCTACACCCTTCCAGTATACCTAAGAACTTTTTATTATAAGACCCTGTCAGATCAGTTGAAAAAAGAGGCGGAAGCTCAGGAAAAAGCAAGTAAGGGAAAATCATCTAGGACACCTCCCCCAAGATATCCTAATTCAACCAAAACTCCAAATTAGTGATATTTATACTTGAATAGATCTACATAGGAGTAGCCATGGATAATGAGAAAAAACTTAGAAAAGCATTAAGGCCTGTAATCCTTGCCCAAATGGCAAAACATCCCAATAAATTACAAGAAGGATTATTTGATAATGTGGTGAATCACATTGCCAGTGTGCTTCAAAAAACAAATAGTAAAGGGTATGAGCGAAGCCTTGCATCTCTAGCAAAAAGCTCTCCTGAAGGAAAGAAAGTAGTAGACAATTTAAAAAAGTTCTCAGACCAACTCGAAGCTGATATGGCGGAAATTGAGCAAATGAAAAAAAGAGGTGAGCTCTAATAGATGACTCCGGGGGAATCAAAAAGACAGGCTGCGTTTATTGCAGCAGCAGAGGCCAAACGGATAGCAGCTGAAAAAACTGCTAAGTTCAAAAATGAAGAAGCTATAGCAGCCAAAAAATTATTAACGATGTCTGACCGAGAGATCGCAAATGCTATAAGAAAAAATGATCTATATAAGCTTGCAGCAGAAACAACTGAGAAAGCACTAAGCTACACCAAACAACTTGAAACACTTCAGAAGAATGCTATTCAAGATAAATCGAAAGATGTGAGTGCGTCTAAAAAGCTATTAAAGGTGTATCAGGATCAAATAGCAGCACAAGACAAAATTGATGCTCTAATGGGTGGGTTTAAAAAGAAATTTAAACAATTTTATGATTTAGCCACTGACCCTAAAATAGCTAGAGGATTATTTTTAGTAGCTGCAGCTGATAAAGCAATGGAGATAAAGGACACTTTAATGGATGCCCAGCACTCAATGGGCCTATCATACACCCAGGGTCTAGCAATGGCAGGAACCTTAGGTAAAGCATCATTAAAAGGAATGGCTCTTGGTATTGGCTTTGAAAAGTCTGCAAAAGCTGCAGGAGCCCTAGCTACTGAAATGGGTGACCTGGGTAGTGTAACTTCTACAGCAATTGTAGCTGTTGCAAAGTTGAGCAAAACATATGGGGTAACAGAAGCATCTGGAGCCAAGCTATTTAAACAGATTAAATTAATGTCTAATGAGTCTGACGAAATGGTTAAACACCAGATGCTAAGTGTAGCCAACTTAGCCAAAGCCAATAATGTAGCTCCAGGAAAGGTCATGGAAGACATGGCTCAAAGTTCAGAATTTATGGCAAAGTTTGGCGGTAAGAGTGCTTTATCGATGGCAGAAACTGCAGTACAAGCAGCCAAGCTCGGTACGAATATGTCTTCTATAGATCAGATGATGACCAGCATTTTGGATATAGAAACATCTATAGAAAAAGAAATGCAGGTTTCTGTATTACTAGGTCGCCAAATATCATTCGACAAAGCCAGACAACTAGCTATGGCAGGAGATACTGTAGGAGCAACTAAAGCTATTCTCAAACAAGTAGGTGGTATAGCAGAATTTGAAAAAATGTCGGTGATTCAGAGAAAAGCATTAGCAGATGCTGCTGGAGTTGATCTTGCAACGATGCAATCCATGATTGGAAACAAGGAAAAGCAAATCGAAATGGGACTTGTCGAAGCAAGCACTTTAGAAAAATCCCTAGGGTTTATAATGGGAGCAGGGACAACTATTAAAAAAAATATGGGTCTATTAGCATCAATGTCTAATATGTTGGTAAACTGGAATGGGATGAAAATAAAAGAACGCATTGCAGATGGTGTAGAATTTGCAAAGAAAGTAGGACGTTGGGCTGCAGAAAAAGCTCACTTGGTTTGGAAAATGGCAACATCATCTAAGTTTAGAAAAGATCAAGCAAAAGCACTAAAAGAAGGATTAAATGGGATAAAAGATAAGGCAAAAGCCATGCTTACCGGAGATGGCGGCAAAAAAGATGCAAAGGGTATGTTAAGAAATGTAAAAGGCCAGTTTATGAAAGACCCATCAAAAATCAAGTCAATGGCAAAACCAGACTTAAAATCTTTAAAAGGTCCATCAAAAATCAAGTCAATGGCAAAACCAGACTTAAAATCTTTAAAAGGTCCATCAAAAATCAAGTCAATGCCAAAAGGACCAAAAGGGAAGGTGTCAGATATGGGTGTGTCTAAGCTAGGCAAAAATATGAAAAACATAGTAATGGGAGCTGCAGCTATGGTTCTAGTAGCAGGTGCTGTGTTTATATTTGGAAAGGCAGTACAAGAATTCATGAGTGTAAGTTGGTCCGCAGTAGGCATGGCAGTTGTTTCGATGTTGGCATTAGTTGGAGCTGTAGCTTTGCTTGGGGCGATCATGATGTCAGGAGTAGGGGCTTTAGCAATCATAGCAGGTGCTGCAGCAATGTTAATAGTTGCTGGAGCGATGCTAGTGTTGGCAGTTGCTCTTAAAATTGTAAGTGAAGCCGTACCAAACTTCTTATTACTTATTCCAATGTTACCCGAACTAGCGATTGGGCTTTTAACTCTTGTACCCGCAATACCAGTTATGCCACTTATAGGATATGGCTTAATACTTTTAGGAGCAGGTTTTGGTGTAGCAGCGATCGGGGTAGGATTATTCGGATTGGTAGGTGGCACTGAAATTATAACAGGACTTGCTGCAGGTATGGCTATACTAACCCCATTAGCAGCTGGCATTGCATCATTAGGCCCCGCATTTGGCTCAATGGCTATGGGAATCGCAGCATTAGCTGGAAGTTTAGTATTGCTTACCCCTATGTTACCAACACTATTATTACTAGGTGGAGTGGCAATGGCTGTAGGTGCTATAACAGGTGGACTTGGTGAAGAGGGCGGCAAAGACGATAATAGCAATGTTATAGCAGAAAAGCTTGATATACTAATAGGCCTTATGAGCCAACCAGGGGTTGTTAAAATGGACGGTAAAAAGGTTGGAGATGTAATAGCTCTTGCTCGTGGACCAATGGGAACTTAATATGGGATTTTTAGAAAACTTAACTAATGACGCTTTTGCCAATAAAATGGCAGACCACTACCAGACTCATATTGGCGCAGCTCCATTTAAAAGTATACGAGCAGAAGCTGAAAATAGAAATATTAGAACTCCATTATGGATGGCTCAGCCATTTATGCAAAGAGGAATCCAAAAAGGGCAATCCAACCCCTCAAATAAAATAAACTTTTTAACTGCTCCTGTAATAGACACAGGCAGAATAGCTAAGTTTATGGGATCTCCAAAAGGTCTTCTATTTATTGCAAAGCAAGCAGGCTTGCAATTGTCAAATCCAAAAGGAGAATTTCTAGCTCCGGGGCCTATTAATGCAGGAAGAATATATAATCCTCTGGCTACTGTAGCTCAAATTCCCGCAGGAGCTCTTGGGATTCATATTGATCGTCATGGTCTAGGACCCCTTAATCTTGAAGCTATTAATTATGAAAAAAGAATTAAAGCCAAAGCCTTTCTCGGACAAAATAGACTAGTTAGCATAGCAAGTCAACTAAATGTCGGGCATTTTAAAAAGCTAGTCATAGCACCGTCTGAAAATGAGGAGGTAAGGTCAGACAAGACATTTATCCAAAAAGTAGCTGATAAAATAAAAAATACCAATTGGTATATTAATCGTAGCAAAAAAATAAATGCTATGTCTGGATTAGGAGGACCTAACTCTGTATTTGGAATAGGCTTTACCACCCACAGAACCTCCAAACCCCCGAGAATTGATGGTGAAGTCATTGTCATGTATCAACCTCCAACAGGGACAAACCTGCCTATCGGAGAAACCGGAGATAATTCATATGAAGGCAAATATAAAAAAAGGGGAAACTATGTAGGGGCGATTGCTTCAGAAAAAAATAATAAACCCTACTTTTTTGACCCTACAACTGATAAAGACTATCCAAATAAATACAAGCCTTCAGAAAGACCTTTACCAGTAGGAGATCCTGGTCCAGATTCATATAAAGACCTAAAAGGAACTGAAGGTGACTTTAAAAAAATAGCAGAAAAGAACGATTTTTCTCCAATTAACATTCCAGCTAAAAGCGGTGACGATGCTATTATAAAGTATGGGGCTTTAGAGTATGGGGCCATAACTAGAAAGGGAAAAATCAACGACTCTTCAAATACTATTAGGTCATTTAGAAAAGGAACAGAATACGATACTCAGGATAATTCATATGCAAGACTTGGTCTTATAGACTATGGAAAATCTAAAGGAGGTCAACACGATAAATATGGCGAACTTTTTAACTCACCATCTGATTATGTTACTTTAAAGCTCACAAGAGGAGATGACGTTATTAGATTTAGATCTTATGGCTTAGGCTCTATTACTGACAACACTTCATTCAGTTGGTCAGAAGTTAAGTATGCAGGAAGAACAATGGCCCAGCAAAAGTTTGATAGTGTATCTAGAGACGTTTCCCATGATCTAATGGTAGTTTCCTTTACAGCAGTAGAAGCAAAACAAAACTATATTCGGTTAAATAAGCTCTATCAAATGGCTTCACCATCACTATCTGGTGGTCTTGCAACTGCTGCATTTTGTAAACTCACACTAGGGGATCTCTATAAAGATCAAAATGTAATTATAGATAAAATAACTTTTACTGTAGATGAAGATGTTCCTTGGGACATAAACATAGGGACACCCGACACAGAAACCGCAGAAGCTGAATTACCTATGGTAATAAAATTAAACCTAGGCTATAAACTATTAACAAACGCTGATGGGGGCTTCTTTTCCAAAGGCACTAGATATTGGAAAACTGATTTTGGAGAATCCACAGAATGAGCAGATACACATCCAACCCAGAAATTCGCTACAAGGGTAAACCCAGGCAATTAAAAAGCAATATCTACCCGGAAATCCCAAGAAGCATAAGTGATATTTACTTAATAAGTAATTCCGGAGACAGGCTAGATCTTCTTTCTAGTAAGTATTATGAAGACCAAACACTATGGTGGATCATAGCAGTAGCAAATGGTCTTGGCAAGCATGGTATGATAGTGCCCCCGGGAATACAACTTAGAATTCCTACAGAAATAACAACAATTCAGTCATTATATAGAAAACTCCAGGAAGAACGATAATGGCTATGAAAATGATACCGGTTGATGCAGACCTGAAAAAAGCCCTTACCAATAGAATAAGTGCAGCCAAGTCTCCAGGTGACAACCTTGCTTGGACAACGGCTAGAATGGTTTGGTTAAAGTTTACTTCAAATGTACGACAGAACGGGGAAAAAAAAGAAAAAAGCCCTTATCAATCTTTAGAAAGTATAAGTAGTGGTAATTTATACGACACCAACTCCCGGATGGCGCCAACACCAGGACTTATATCTGCAGAAATAAAACACACAGGAACTTTAAAAACTCTTAAAAAAATCGAGGTTAGTTATAAATGTTATCACATAGTCCATCTTGAAGCACTCGAAAAGCTTTTTATGTCTCTTGGTAAAACTGTTGTTCTTGAGTATGGATGGACGGTAAAACCATCTGGAAAAAGAATGGTAGATATCATGGGTGATGATGACCATGCATTAGCATTTGATAAATTCCTAGTTAAAGCTGCTGAACTTGCTGTAACCAATGAAGGTTGTTATGGCGCAGAAAAAGGTGTGGTGTCAAATTTTTCATGGACCCAAGACAATGACGGAGTTTATTCATGTACCACAACATTTTCATCTCCTGCAGAAATGATGATGTCTCATGAGTCCACCAAAGTAGGGCAAGACGCTGTTTGCTGTAAAACTGAAGAACAGGAAGACGGATCTAATTGCGCAAAAGAGTCTGATTTATCTAGAAAACTAAAGCAGCTTTTATCATCTGATGGTGTAATCCCAATGGGAAAATCTAAATCTAAATATAGCAAGCCCTGGGGCTTTGCAATGAAAATGGACAAAAAGCAGTCCGACGAAGAAAAAGATGATAATAATTCATGGGATAACTTCAAAGCATTTTTAGGAGGAGGCTCAATAATGACCGCTCAGAAATTTGTAACTTATGCTTGGTTTGAAGAAGAACTGATAAACGATGCTTTATTGCCAAAGTCCCCTGGTTCTGAAACCTCTACCAATGGAGGAACCGCTGGGGAGCAGGCACCAGCAAGCTATAGAAATGGAAATGTTAAGTCTGCATATAGGTTCGACACCCGCATGACAACTCTTGCAAATCCCGGATATGAAGGGAAGGGATTAGTTTCAGCAGACCCTACTGTTTGCATGCTACCTGGTCAAAACTTTTGGGACTTAGTTCACGAAAAAAAATCGGCTAATGCAGAAGGCGATGTTTTAGACTTTGAACAAATGCTAGGGCTTAACCAAATGGAACCTTTTAAAGTATGGAAAACTGAAGACCCTGCATACGATAATTTAGGGTGGTTGGCTCATATATGTATTAATGTCAGATTTCTACACCGAATGGCTTTAGAATCTGAAACCGTTGAGGAATTAGTAAATAAAGTTTTAGACGGGATAAATCAAGCTTGTGGAAATAATTGGCAACTAGTTGTTACACCACTTCCCCAAAACCCTGCTTTAATGACTGTCGTTGATGCTAAATCTTTAGGAAAGGCTGTCTCAGCATATCCACTTAGTATTTATGGGAATCACAGCATAATGAAAGATGTAACATTAGACACCAAAGTTTCTAATGACATTAAAGCACAAATAATGTATGGTTCAAATGCAAAAGTTCCAACAACCTCAAATGGATCAGAGCCCCCTAATAATGATGAGTTTAGCTTATTTGGAATAGGTCTCACAGATGCAACTCCGGGATGGGGTGAAATGGAAATGAAAGTAGTAAATCAGTGTGAAGAAGATGAAAATGGCACAGCTGAAACTAATATAACAGACGATTGGGAAACAGACCTGAAAAACCTTAAGGAGCAATATACAGATGCTTGGTTAGCTTTGGTCAAAGGTGTAGATCCTGACACTATAGACACTATGAAAGCTTCGGTAAAGGGCCTAGAGGCATTTAGTAGATACGAAGATGCAGTACAAAATTCCCCCCCTATACTCCCAATAAACTTATCATTTAAAATGGATGGTATTGGAGGATTTAAATGGGGACATTCTTTAACTATAGAGCCAATTCCTGCAAGGTATGATGGGTGTACTTTTATGGTAACTGGAATAGACCATAGTATAAGTTTAGATTCTTGGGACACTTCAATATCTACAGTTTTAAGAATAAAGCCTATTCCTCCAGCAGAAAGGGTCTTAAGAGTCACAAAGCCTGCTCCCGCACCCGCAGCATGGACTAAGGGTGTTGGTACTGGAGGTGGATACGGAAACAAAGCATGATCTACTCTACTCTAGGCTCGGAATTCATACTAATATCTACCAGAAATGAGTATGTGGGCCTATACCATTATTACAAAGGGATTCCATATTCAGGGGCCGACAGTCCTAAACCTTCTACTAGGCTTAGCGAATTTCAATTTGGAGTAGAAGCATTAGAATTTAATAGCTTACATCCTACATTCGGCCAACACCTTGACGACCCAGTAAGTTTTAAACCTAGTCCTTTAGAAAAAGATTACAGAATTTCAAGTATAACCCGATACTTTGTTAAAAACATGTATACAAAAACTATATTTGAAGTATCAAAACCAACATATACTATCTACAAGAAAAAAGATATAATCTTAAAAAACTTGTATGAGACAATAAAGCTGGTGTGGAAAATATCTGGCCCTTTGAATGATGTATTAAATTCTAGTGGTACAATTGTGGAAACTGGCATTATAGAAACCAACCAGAAATCTATGGCTCTTTACAAAGCTAAATTCCCTGAACTCCCACTAGTTATTCCGGCTCATGATTTAGCCAAAATAACCTCATAAATATTTTTATTTGTAGCCTTTATTTCGTATATTAGCTATATGGATATTTTGAAGCAGATTCTAGTTCGCAGTTACCTGAACACAGGGAAAGCCACAGATCTAGAAACCATTCAACTACCAATATTCAAATTTTTTGGCCATAAGTATTGGAACAGAAAGGATGTCCATATGATTATCCCAAAGAATAAGCACAGAGAGCAAGTAGCCATAAACACCAGAGTGCTAGAAGGTATGCCAAAGGCAGTATGTGAAGAAACGTACATGGATAAGATCACTCCGTTATTTGAATCAATTGAAGATAGCGGCATCTTTACCACCACAGGCACAGAACATTCCAGATACAACCTATATACACTAACAGGAAGACCTTCGAATACAAACAAGGGTGTAAACTATGCTGCATTGAACAAAGACGACAAGTCTAGAGAAAGGTTCATCAGTAGACATGAGGACGGCGTTTTAGTTGAGTTTGATTATGATGCCTACCATCTAAGGCTGATAGCTGGACTTATTGATTATGAATTCTCAGAATCTTCAGTTCACACCCATCTCGGAAAAATGTACTTTGACACTAATAACCTGACCAATGAGGAATATGAAGAGTCGAAAAGGATCTCGTTTAGGGTGCTCTATGGAGGTATACCGAAGGAGTTTGAGAACATAGAATACTTTAAGAAGACTAAGACCTATATTTTTGAATTATGGGATAGTTATAATGAGAGGGGATACATCGAGACCCCTATATTTGGCAGAAGGTTTTATAAGAAGAATTACGAGGAGATGTCTCCTCAGAAGCTATTCAATTATTTGATCCAAGCATATGAGACAGAAAAGAATATCGAAGTTATGGAAAAAATTCAAGCACTATTAAAGAATCGTAAAACCAAATTGGTCTTATATACCTATGATTCATTTTTGTTTGACGTTGCCCCCGAGGATGGCAAATCCCTATTGTTCGAACTAAAAGCCCTGATGGGTCTACCAACCAAATCTAAGTATGGCAAGAATTATGATGCCATGAGACCTTTGGCTTTGTGAAATGATATTTATAGTATAAGGAAATGCCTATGGATTTTAATAGAATAATAACAGAACTTTGTTGGAGACTAGAAGATGGAACTCCAGACTTTAACAATCCCGAACATCTACAAGAATTAAAAGTAGTACTCACTATGCATAGGTGGACTACACCTGCTATTAATGAATTAATAGAAACCCTTACAGAAGAACGTACGTACGTTGATAATTCTCAGAATAGGGGCCTTGGAAGAGTGGGAAAACCATACGGGTCAAGTCCTGGAGACTCTCCAAAAAAGTCTAAAGAGGAACCTAAAAATGACCCTAAAATAGATAAGGATGATGTCCCAAAAGAAGATCCTAAAATAAATGTTGATAGAAGTAAGTTTGGTGAAAAGGATAAAACTCATAAGGATAATCCTAAAGGACCTACTAGAAAGGAAGTTTTAGATGACCTAAACTCTGGGAATCTAGATGTTCTTGTAGAATTCCAAAATGGCGTACAAACCAACAGGGCCTTAGGTATTGCCGGTCCAGGCGGTGCACTAGCTAGTGAAGGAGAGTCCAAGTATTGTGAGGCTACTAACACTGATTTTGATAAATTTGATTCGGACAATAAAGAGTCTATATTAAAAAAAGAAAAAGAAATTAATGATAGGCCAAAGACTAAACAGGATTCCCGAACTGCTAAAGCTTTAGGTTTAGAACCCGATTCTCCTGAATTCAATGCTTACCTTGCAAAAAGAGAAGTCTGGTCCATACAGCAAAAGGAGAAAGCTAAGGCAGATCCAAAGAGTGTATTCCATAAAAAAGGTAAAAAAGGCTTTAATAGCAACGATAAAGCATATGATGAATGGATGGAAACTGCTTATGATGGAGCATTATCAACTAAGCAATCTATAGAGGAGTCGTCAATAGACACATCAAAGCCTAACGTGACAGTTCAGTCTACTCCAGAAGCAGACCAAGCAGTTGAAGCCCATTTGGAAGATAATTTAAAAAATGCTAAAACTCCTGAAGATAAGAAATACGCTGAAAAGCAACTGAAAAACTTTTCCAAGTTCAAATCATATCATGACACCTATGTTGTAGGTAAGGACGACAAAGGCAGAACTACATATATGGGCATATCTAACAAAAAAGACGATCAGATTCGAGATCCTCAAAACAACTCGTCACCTAGTAAACGTTTCCGCGAGCTAGAAACTAAGTATGGGCCTAAGGTTGCCAAAGAAGTAATAAAATCTCTTCAGGAAAATATAAAAAAAGTTGATGAGGTCAAGGAAAATACTGTTAAATCAGCAAGCGACATTAAAATTACTGATGACTTTGTTGCTGTGTGCGAATCAAAAGAAATGAAACCCTACATCAAAAAGTTAAGGGAAAATTCAAAGTTTAGAGCTCATCTTAAAAAGAACGGCTTAGATCCTGACAAGATGGATACTAAAGAACTTTTAACTGAAATGAATGCTCATTCAAAAAAACTTACTGCTGAAGGGAAAAGTCCCTCATACACAACATATGGCAAAATTGCTATTAAAGTGGGAGAGTTTGCAGCAGATGGTAAGTTTAAAAGGGACAATCCAACATTAAATTTCGATGACGAGAGTGTCAAAGCATCTGCAGAGATAAAACAAACGGAAAAAGACGTAGTCAAAAGTTCACACGCTGCTGCAGTTAACGATTTGGTAGAAGCAGACAAACCAGATGGATATTCGAAAGACAATCCGGATGCTGATAATGGTCCACATCAAGAGGGATATATCAGTGGGGTTCTAGACGCATGTCATATTGACACATATATCGATATGGACTCAGACGATGGCATGTTACTTCAAATGGGAATTAACGGAGTAAAGCCATCTATGATAAGAAAGTGTGTAGGAGAACGAAGTGGGTTTAAAGGTGATAGCTCAACCACAGAAGGCAAGGCAGCACTTAAAAACCATTTAAGAAAAAGATGTAGGGTGCAACCAGGTGGTGACAGGATTACAATTGACGATGAAAGTGGAAAAGGCGAAGACCTATTTGATGATACCTGGCGAACCGCTGGAACCTCCCAAAAGGTCGCTACCGGGTTTGGGAAGGGAATGAGAGATTGCTTACAAGTAAAGGCTGCTAGGAAATAATACAAGTGAAATCACAACTCCTATGCACATTTACTTTCGGTGAAAGTTTAGATCAGACTCTAGATTCAATAACCGAGAATTATGATGTGCTATATAGTAAAATATTTGTCTTAGAAAATGCAGATAAACAGTATGATTACATGTGTACGTACAATGTAACATCCGCTGTGGATTTCAATATTCTTGGCAGTACAATATCTCTACATAGGAAAAGGCACACCAATACCCTATACACAATCAATGCACTGAATACCCTAATCAGATCTGTAAATGGAAATGAGTTAGACCCTACTTTTCAGGTGGACTGGAATGATTATCAAAACTGTTTATTAACAACAAATGTCGAAGAACTACGACGTATAAACACGACCATTCATGATGTGGTGCATACAAAGTAAATAGCTTGATATTTATATATGTAAAAAATTATCGAGGAAGGTTTTTTCACTAAAGGCCCCCCTTCAACAAAAAAGGATATTATAATGTCAAGACCTAAAAAATTTAACATTCGCGAATGGAATGAAAAGCACCTATACGAATCGTCATACACGCATCCACAGGATGTAGTTAAAGCTAGTAATTTTCCTGACTTCGTTCAAAATATGTGGGACAATGGTTGGGAATTTGAAAACTTCCCATCTGGTAAAAAATCTGCATTAGATAAAGTAGCTCGGGATGGTGAAATCGCAAATGACCAACTCACAGGCGTTAAATCATACCAAGATATGGAAAACTTTGTTGTCCACTACCTAACTAAGGACAGTGAAAAGTACTACATCTATGTAGACTCAGACTTCCGTAATGTCCAGGCTGTAAAAGGGGCTCCTAAATTTAGAAACATTTAGCCTTATGATTAAGTTAACTGACATTCGAAAAGGGAACGAAACCTTCACAAATGAATCTATAGAAGATGCATTTATCCATAAGCAGGCCTCTAAAGTAATGAAAGGTAAAAAGGTCATAGAGGTTTTTTATGAGCAGGGTACATACTACGTTGAATTATCTAATGGCAAGTACATTTCATTTGATGTAGGCGGTATGCAGCCAAAGGTCGGAAAGTCTAGCGAACTTCCAAACCTATAAGACAATTAAAAATAATTAAAAAATAACCCCCAATAAATTTTTTTATTCACCAAAGATTTATTATATTTACTAAGTACTAATTAAAGATTGAATATTATGCATAAACTTCTACTGGCTATAAGCCTGTTCCTCGGCGGACAAACCCTAATTTGGTTCCAAGTAAATGGTCAATTCCTATGGCCATGGTTCAAACGCAACCCCCTGCTCCTAGCGGTCGGTATGGGTTCAATTATTTCCTATCTATTTATCCAAGCAACTAAGTATTCCTATGAGTATTTTGATGGCCTATTATGGCCTGGCCGTTTTTTAGGCTTTGGCTTTGGCATGGTGGCATATGCCCTACTAACTAGTTACTTTATGAACGAAGGTATCAGTATAAAAACCCTAACATCCTTGATCTTGTCAACAGGTATTATCTGTGTGCAACTATTCTGGAAATAACGTTTTTTAACGATTAATATCGTAGTCTTTACTAAATAAGTCGTATATTAGTAGTATACAAAATGGATAAAATGGAAACACAATTAGGATATGCATGTATCAATACCCACCTTCGCAAGTCGGGTATATTTACAAGTCGGTCAATGATCAAAAAAACCTTTAACGCTAAAGGCATTCAGTATGCATCTGAATTAGCATTGCAAAATTCAAAAGACTTGGTGGAAATTATAAAGTGGAATCATGCAAATGGCATCAAGCTATTTCGCATGTCATCAGGAATATTTCCTTGGATGTCGGAGTATGCTATATCGGACCTACCAGATTACACCAAAATATCAAACATATTAAAAGGTGCTGGTACACTGGCTAAGTCATACAATCAGCGCTTATCATTCCATCCAGGTCCATTTGTGGTCTTGGCTTCACCAACTCCGTCGGTCGTAGATAAATCTATTCACGAATTAAACCAACATGCGGAAGTCATGGATCTAATGGGCCTACCACAATCCAACTATGCAAAAATCAATATACATGTTGGTGGCGCATACGGGGATAAAACATCGGCAATGGATCGCTTCTGCAAAAGCTTTAAACGTCTTAGTCCTGGCGCACAATCTAGGCTTACTATAGAAAACGACGACCGTGCTTCAATGTATTCTGTAATGGATTTGTATCATGGTATACACAAAGTTGTTGGCATACCCATTGTCTTCGACTATCACCACCACCAGTTTTGCACTGGGGACTTATCCGAAGAAGCTGCACTACACTTAGCATCTAAAACCTGGCCGGACGAAATCAAGCAATGTGTACACTACTCAGAATCTAAAGCCTTGCACGAAAATAATCCAAAAATAAAGCCGCAAGCTCACTCAGACTATATACACGACAAAATTAACTCGTGGGGCCTACCACTAGATATCATGGTGGAATCTAAAGCAAAAGAATTATCTATTCAAGATTATATGACAAATCTTGAAAACTAACCACCAAATAATTTTTTATTTGAGAAGTTATGTCTTATATTTACATGTCTATTAACAATTAAAAGGAGAACTCAATGGCAATTGATCTAAATGCAATCCGCAATAAGCTGAACAAGCTTCAAACAACTAACCAGAGAACATCGAATCTTTGGAAACCAGAACCTGGTAAAAACCAACTACGAATAGTGCCTTACCAGCATAATAAAGAAAACCCATTTATGGAACTATACTTCCACTATGATTTGGGTAAGCGCAACTATCTATCACCACTTACTTTTGGTGAGCCAGATCCGGTACTCGAATTTGCAGAACAATTAAAATCATCAGGTAACTCTGACGACTGGAAGTTGGGAAAGAAGCTTGAGCCTAAGATGCGAACATACCTACCAGTATTAATTCGTGGGAAGGAGTCAGAAGGTGTTAAGATGTGGGGATTTGGAAAACAAGTCTACCAAGAATTATTAACATTTATTGCTGATCCTGATTATGGTGACATCACAGATCCTACAGCAGGCCGTGACTTAACAATCACTTATACTCCTCCAGAAGGAAGCGAAAGATATCCAAAGACCACTATCATGGTTAAGCCTAATGTTACACCAGCAACAGAAGATAAAAATGTTGCTGAAATGGTAATGAATGGACAGACTGATATCTTTGACATCTACAAGAAGTGTACATATGACGACTTAAAAGCTGCTCTAGCAACTTGGCTTAATGGTGGTGAAGAAGGTGCAGCTCCAGTAACAGCAGGTAAATCTGAAAGTCCATTTAAGGACACAGCAGCAGATGCTCCAGCCAGTGTCAAGAAGACAGACAACATCTCAGCTGCATTTGATGACCTATTTAGCTAAGATCTGAATGTCTAAAGCTCAAAGAACAGACGACTTGGCTAATTCATTAGCTGACTCATTAAACAAGAAGTTTAAGTCTTTCAAGGTTGCGTACTTTCTAGATGGTTCGGAGGATACTCCAACTGATCTAGGAGAATGGATTAGCACAGGTTCAAGTATATTGGACCTTGCTATTTCCAATCGCAAAAATGGAGGCTTACCTGTAGGTAGGATAACAGAATTGACGGGCTTAGAAGCTAGCGGGAAATCCCTGCTAGCTGCCCATCTTCTGGCAAACACTCAAAAGAAAGGTGGCTTAGCTGTCTATATTGATACTGAAAATGCAATGAATGAAGACTTTGCAAAGTGTATTGGTATTGACGTATCTAAGATGCTATATATTCAATTGGAAACGGTTGAAGATATTTTCGAAGTTATCGAGAATATTATTACCAAAGTTAGAGAATCAGATAAAGACCGTTTGGTTACTATCGTAGTAGATTCTGTGGCAGCAGCTACAACAAAAGTTGAACAGGCTGATGATTTCGACCAGACAGGTTGGGCAACCCAAAAAGCTATCATTCTTTCAAAAGCAATGAGAAAGATAACTCAGATGATTGGACGTCAAAGAATATGTTTGATATTTACAAATCAATTGAGAGTTAAGTTGGGTGCTATGTTTGGAGATCCTTATACTACATCAGGCGGTAAAGCTATTGGCTTTCATGCAAGTTGTAGATTAAGACTCAAAGCTGCAGGCCAAATCAAAGTCAAAGTGAATGGTAAAGACCAAGTCATTGGGATCAAAACCAAAGCCCAAGTAGTTAAAAATAGAATGGGACCACCACTACGAACAGCAGAATTTAATATTCTATTTGATAGTGGGATTGATGACTATGGCTCTTGGCTACAAATGATGAAAGATGCAAAACTAGTAGCACAAGCTGGAGCTTGGTATACCTATACTGACGAACTAACTGGAGAGATTATTAAGTTTCAATCTAAAGAGTTCGAATCTAAAATATTAAATGACCCTGAACGGAAAGACCGGCTATATAATCAGATTTGCGATTCCATGATTATGGATTACAAGACTGATGCTATAGGTATTGATGACATTGAAATAGGCAATGACGATGTCCCACAAGGTTAAATATTTAGATATCCTAGCCAATCTAAAGGAGGAATCTGCCCCTCGGGGGCTTAACGACCGGGTGTTGTTGATAGATGGACTTAATACGTTTATCAGGTCATACACATGTAATCCAGCAACTAACGAAGATGGAATACATATCGGTGGTATAACAGGATTCCTCCTTTCTATTGGATATGCTATAAGGCATATTAAGCCAACGAGAGTTATAATCTGTTTTGATGGTAAGGGCGGATCTGCTAGACGTAAAAAGCTATTTCCAAACTACAAAGCCCAAAGAACAGTTAATAATCGCTTAACCCGAATAAATTCTAATTCGAGTGGTGAAGACGAACGAGTTTCTATGGGCCAACAAATACATAGACTGACTGAGTACTTGGAGCATCTTCCTGTTACTGTGATGGCTACTGAAAAGATAGAAGCTGATGATGCTATAGCATATATAGCAAAACAGATCCTGCCAGAAAGCCAACACTTTATCATGTCTACGGATACGGACTTTTTACAACTTATCAATGATAAGATAGCAGTTTGGTCCCCAACAGCAAAAAAGTTTTATTTCAAGGAAGATATGAAAGATCGGTTCAAGCTAAGGCCTGAGAACTATATTCTATATAAGTCTCTGACTGGGGATAAGTCCGACAACATACCAGGCATTAAAGGCCTTGGGCAGAAAACACTAGAGAAACGTCTCCCAATGTTATTTGGAGAGACTATTGTTTCAATGGATGATGTGATAGAAGATGCTAAGCAGAGGAAAGACGAAGCTAAAGTGCTAGACACTATAGCAGCCTCTGAAAAGCTTTTAGATCTAAATTTCCGATTGATGCAGTTACATGAAGTTGATATATCTGGAGTGGCTAAAGAATCCATTCGAAATATCGTAGAGCAGCCGACAGCCCGTTTGGCTCCATCCGAATTTTTAAAATACTTGCAAGATGATAGGATGAAGATAGTTAACAACCCAGAGTTTTGGCTCAGGGACTCGTTTATTTATCTCGACACTATGGCAGGTTTAAAACAATAAGATATATATGACCGATAGAATTTCCGATTGGGGCTATAACTTTCAAATAAAGTTAATCTCAGCCCTTTTCACCGACCGCCTGTTTCTACAACAAATTTCTGACATATTAGATGTTAAGTTCTTTGAGTCTGAAGCAAATCAATTTATAATTGGCACAATAATGGAATACTTCCAAGAGTATAAAGATGCTCCGACTATGGAAGTAATGAAAGTCCAGTTGGGTGAAATCGAAAATGCTTTATTAGTTGAAACGATTAAAACCCATCTAAAGGATATCTACAAACAATTCGAGGCAACTGACCTAGAATTTGTTAAGACTAAAACCTTAGACTTTTGCAAAAATCAAGCTTTAAAAAAAGCCATAGTTGAGTCTGTAGATCTACTACAGCATGGCGAGTTTGATGCAATTAAAGTTAAGATTGATGATGCTATGAAAGCCGGGGTGGAAAAAGATCTCGGCCATGATTACAATACAGAAATAGCCTTAAGATATGAAGAGTCCGTAAGAAATACTGTTACAACTGGTTGGAGTGTTATTGATGACTTAGCTGATGGTGGACTTGGTAGCGGAGAACTAGGTGTGATAGTAGCACCAGCTGGTATTGGAAAGTCTTGGGCATTAGTCAATATAGGAGCAAATGCTGTTAAAGCGGGCCTTAATGTAGTCCATTATACTTTAGAGTTAAATGAGCATTATGTTGGCTTACGATATGACGCAGTGTTCACAGGAATATCTGCTCAAGATCTACGTTTCCACCAGGAAAAGGTTGCTAAAATGGTTGGGGAATTACCTGGCCAATTAACAATTAAGTACTACCCCACAAAGGGTGCTGGAGTTAATACGTTGGCTGCTCACCTAGAAAGATGCAGAATTAACGATAAGAAGCCAGATCTAATAATAGTAGATTATGCAGACCTTTTAAGAGGCCAAGGTAAAGAAAAGAGATTTGAAATTGGAAACATATACGAGGATCTTAGAGGTATGGCTGGGGAATACCAAATACCAATTTGGACAGCATCCCAGGCCAATAGATCTGCACTACAAGAAGATGTAATCCAAGCAGATAAAATTGCAGAAGATTATTCAAAGATTATGACAGCCGACTTTGTAGCATCCCTATCCCGTAAGATCGAAGATAAGGTTGCTGGAACAGGAAGATGGCACGTCATTAAAAATAGATTTGGACCAGATGGTATAACCCTACCAAGCAAAATAAACGCTTCGAATGGCATGATAGAAATATTCGAAGCTAGTACATTGCAGGGCCAAGAGACTCAACAACAAATAAATGGAAGTAGCGAATTCATGAGAAAAATGTTGGCTCAAAAATTTACAGAATTAAATGAAGCAGATCCAAAGTAATATACAAATATGTGGATACTTATTACTACACCAATTTACTAGAGGAAATATAGTTTATGAATATATCGAATAAAATCCTGTCTGATTTGACAGTGCATATGAAATATGCAAAATACTCCCCCGATGAAAATAGAAGGGAAACATGGGAAGAGCTAGTAGATCGCAACAAAGCTATGCATATAAAAAAATTCCCTAACCTGGCTAATGAAATAGAAGAATGCTACAAATTTGTATATTCTAAAAAAGTATTGCCATCTATGCGAAGCTTACAATTCGGAGGTCGTCCGATAGAAATTTCTCCTAACAGACTTTATAATTGCAGCTATCTACCTATAGATCACATTGACTCTTTTAGTGAAACAATGTTTTTATTGCTTAGCGGCTGTGGAGTTGGCTATAGTGTGCAAAATCATCACGTAGATCAATTACCTCACGTTCTAAAGCCATTTCCAAAACGAGAACGAAGGTTTGTAATAGGTGATTCTATAGAAGGATGGGCAGATGCTATTAAGGTGCTTATGAAGTCATTCCTTGGCAACAAAAGAGGATCCAGAATTAAATTTGACTATTCTGACATCAGGCCCAAAGGAGCAATGCTAGTAACCTCAGGTGGTAAAGCACCAGGACCTCAGCCCCTAAAAGAGTGCATTTTAAAAATAGAAGGTATTCTTGAGTCTAAGTTAGAAGGTGACAGGTTATCAACACTAGAAGTACATGATATTGTTTGCTATATTGCAGACGCAGTACTAGCTGGGGGTATTCGCAGAGCAGCTCTTATTAGTCTATTTACAGCTACAGATGAAAAAATGATTTCTTGTAAATCTGGAAATTGGTGGGAACTAAATGCCCAAAGAGGTCGTGCAAACAATTCAGCAGTCCTAATGCGTCATAAAATAACAAAAGAATTTTTTATGGACTTATGGAAACGTGTAGAGCTATCCGGAGCTGGAGAGCCAGGAATTTACTTATCAAATGATAAAGACTGGGGAACTAATCCTTGCTGCGAAATTGCTCTTCGGCCTTATCAGTTCTGTAACCTATGCGAAGTAAATGTATCTAATATAGAATCTCAAGAAGATTTTAACGAAAGAGTTAAAGTCGCTTCATTTATTGGAACTATCCAAGCTTCATATACGGACTTTCACTACCTTAGAGAAGTCTGGAAAGAGACCACAGAAAAAGATGCTTTGGTTGGAGTTTCAATGACTGGTATTGGCTCTGGTGAGGTATTAAAGTATGATCTCAAAAAAGCGTCAAGCGTAGCAAAAAGAGAAAATACTAGAATGGCTAAAATATTAGGCATTAACCCAGCAGCAAGAATCACTACGGTAAAACCTGCAGGAACAACATCATTAGTATTGGGAACATCATCCGGAATTCATGCATGGCACAATACATATTATATCAGAAGGCTTCGAGTTGGTAAGAATGAAGCTATCTATGGATATCTGATGGAGTACCATCCAGAATTAGTTGAAGATGACTATTTTAGAACTCATGATACTGCAGTTATCAGCATACCTCAGAAAGCTCCACGAGGAGCAATCCTTCGTACAGAAAAGCCTCTCGACCTATTAGAAAGAATCAAAAGAGTAGCTACGGAATGGGTTAAACCTGGACATAGAAATGGATCTAATACTCATAATGTATCTGCAACTGTTTCTCTTAAAGAAAAAGATTGGGAACCAGTTGGAGAGTGGATGTGGGAAAATAGAGAATCTTATAATGGCTTATCAGTATTACCCCATGACGGAGGAACATACGTCCAAGCACCATTTGAAGATATAACAAAGGCACAGTATGAGTCAATGCTAGAGTCCTTAAATTCTATCGATCTTACCCGTGTAATTGAAATGGAAGATAATACAGACCTATCTGGAGAATTAGCTTGTAGTGGTGGAAGCTGCACAGTAGAAGCTTTATGAGACGTGACGACTGGATAACGAGAATATATTACGGGCTATTGTGAAATACCCTGTGATATATTTTTTATATCGCCAATAGTTTCGTATATTTGTAGTATACAATAAATAAAAGTTATAGATGTTAAAATTAATTGAAGGTGCCAGAAACACTGGCAAAACGTACTTACTGCAGCAATCACACATTAAGACTTATAAGTTTCCATTTCCTTTTTGGTATGGGAAACTTAAGTTAAGTAATAATGATCCTGGTACACACCAATTTGCTATTAGTAAAGAAATAATGCTACACCACTTAAATCGGGATAAGCACATTACTAAGAAACTATACATCGATCGGGGTATCCTCACGGTTTTAGTTTGGGGAGTAATGGAAAATCGTGTAACTATGGATGAAGCTGTTAAACAGCTTTGGACCTTTGCTAATGAAGGATTATTTGATGAGACTGAAATAATATATATTCACGGGACCAATCCTCGTGAACGTGGTGCAAAAGACGTTTGGGATGACTCATCTAAAAATAAAGAAGTTTTATTATATGAAGAGCTATTGTCTGAACTTCATGAAGCACTTCCAAATTTAAAAATAACTAGATTCGCAAACGAGTTCACAATGTTTTCATCCCTTGAATTTCGGGAACTTTTAAAAGGAAATAATTAAAATGTGCGGAATATCAATTTCAGGAGGTAGAGATAGGACTCACCTCATAAGTCATCGCGGAACAGAACACAAAACTATTATGGTAGATCATATAAGACTATCACACCATAGGTTGCCAATTCAAACTGTAGACAACGATAAATGGGCAATGCCATATGAGTATGCACCAGATTTGTATTTACTATTTAATGGTGAGATATTCAATTATGATACCGAGATGTATGACTCGGACACAGAATATCTCATTGATTTCTTCAAGAATATAGGATCTATAGACCTAGATAAAATCCGAGAGTATGAAAGAGGAATATCCCAATGGGATGGGTTTTGGTCTATAGTTCTTTATGATGCTAGAACTAAAATGATAACTACGATGAATGATCCATTAGGAAAGAAGCAATTGTATATAAATACCCATGGTGAAGTATGTTCGGAGATTGAGCCCTTAATCCTACCATATGATACCATAGACGATTCATATATTGGAGCTATTCATAAGTTTGGATATAACCATGACAATAGAACTCCATGGAATGGGATAAAAAGGTTGGATCCCAAGTATTGGTATAACTATAGATTCGGTCAACCCCGAGCAATGAGGATATCAGAGAATGTAACCTTTGGTTCTCCACCTGACTTGACCCTAAAAGAAATCATGGTTGAGTCAGTAAAGCGCAGGCTATTATCAAAGAACTACCCTATCTCAGTATTATTATCTGGCGGGCTTGATTCAACTATTATAACTTCTATATTACAGGATCTTGGTGCAGACGTAACTTATTATACCATTTCCAATGGCGAAGATGAATATGTAAAGCTTTGTGAAGACCACTGGGGAATTAAAGTTAATAGACTTACTTATGACCTTAGTGATGAATCTAAGCTGTCTGAAATATATTGTAAATGGAATGAGACTCCTATTGACTTAGGTTCGGTGATTCCTCAATACCACCTATTCGAAGCAGTTGCTAAAACTGGACATAGAATAGTTATATCTGGAGATGGTGCTGATGAGTTATTCGGAGGCTATCGCAGAATAGATGAGTACGATTCTCAAGGTTCAGACATCTTCGACGAACTAACATACTACCACTTACCTAGACTTGACCGTATGTCTATGGCACACACCATCGAATTGAGATCCCCATTTTTAGGCCATGACGTTATCAGGTTTGCTAGATCTTTAGATTTAAAGGATCGAACTCACAAATCTATATTAAAGGAAGCTTTCAAAGATGATATCCCAAAAGAGATATTGGATAGAACCAAAGCACCTCTAAAAAACCCTAGTATTAAAAAAGATCAAATGCAATACCGTAAAAAAGTATTGGATCTGTTCGTAGATTACCACACTGAAAAATGATGTTCACAAAACCAAAAGATGCCATTAGATTTGCAAAAGAAAAGCTCCACAAAAACGGTGTCGAGGTATTTTCTGGCAAATGGCAATCTATTAATGTTGAACAACCAATGGTCGAACTTCTAAACCACACCATCAAATTCGTCATACCTGACAATATGGTACAAGTGATTGATGAGGTTCGACCAAACCTCCCATGGGCTAAAGACCATTTGAATGAAAGAGTCGGTGGCGAACCTCTAAACCCACCCCCAAGTAATGAATGGTGGCCATTTGCACAAAGTGGTAATACCCAATTCAAAGCTGATACTAAATTTAGTCATACGTATCCAGAAAGGCTATGGACTCCAAAGCTAAAAGGCATAAGATATGATTATGGCAATATGGGTGACGTAGTAGATATGTTACGTAAAGAGCCATTCACCAGACAAGCATTTTTGCCTATGTGGTTTCCAGAAGATACTGGAGCAACCCATAATGAAAGAGTCCCATGTACAATAGGATACCACTTTATCAGAAGAGGCGATGTTATGCATCTAACTTACTATATGAGATCTTGTGACTACCTAAGACACTTAAGAGATGATATCTATTTAGCTTGTGGAAAGCTATTTTGGATGTTAGAGCAACTTAAAAAAGAGCCCGGTTGGGAAAATGTTAAACCAGGCTATTTTAATATGCATATAGTTTCCCTACACGTCTTCAAGAATGAACTTGGAGTCTTAAGACAAAAGAATAAATAATGAAAATATCTAAAATTAGAAATGTAAAGGCTCCTACAAGAGCAAACAATACCGACGCTGGAATAGACTTCTTCGTGCCAGAAGATAACCCTATGGTAAGGATAGCTCCTGGAGAATCTTGCTTAATAGCTTCTGGAGTCAAGGTAAATGTCCCCGAAGGCTTTGTTTTAGTTGCATTTAATAAATCAGGAATAGCTGTCAAAAAATCTTTGCATGTAGGAGCTTGCGTAGTTGATAATGGCTATCAAGGTGAAGTGCATATAAATTTGACAAACGTTGGGGAATTCGAACAGGTCATTAATCCTGGTGATAAGATTGTTCAATTTGTATTATTACCATTAGGTCCACACAATGTTAATATTGTCCCAGAAGCTCAGTTATATGAAAAAGAGTCAGCAAGAGGTGAAGGTGGTTTTGGCAGTACGGGTGAAAAATAATCTTAAAAATTAACGCTATTTATCGTAGTAATAGCCAAATAAGTCGTATATTAGCTATATAAACAAACAACAAAAGAATGCACATGGATTTCAAACTTTCAAGAATAGCCGCTAAATTCGATAGGGGTATGTGGAACATTCACAAGTTCGGTTATGATTCAAAAGGGAATTATAAAGAACACGTGGATAAGTATCGGGATTACTTTTACTACAAGTATGAGGATATTGCGGATCTTGATGACAAGAAGCAATTTGATTGTAATGATACAAAGATCTATAAGACTTTGCACGGTGAAATGGTTCAACGGGTTTACTACAGCTCAATCAAAGAAAAGAACCAGTTATCCAAAAGCCAACCAGGAAAGGTATTTCAAGCAGACGTAAAGCCTGAATTCAAATATGTACTAGACAATAAGCAGGAATGGTCTACTAAGCGCCACATCATGTACTATGACATTGAGACATGGTATGATCCTAATGATTCGTCTATGAATAAGCCAGAAAAGGCTTTAATGCCTATTACTTCATTGGTAACCTATTCAACTGAAAAAGACCAATACTTTGTTATGTCGTGGCATCCTAAACACACTGCTAACTTAGAAGAGCCTAAGCTCGAAGACAAGGGCAATGTCAGCTACATCTACACAAAGACCGAAGAGGAAATGATTATGGCATTCCTTAACCTTGTTAGGGTTAGCAAAGTAGATATTCTTTCAGGTTGGTATTCTGATGGCTATGATATGCCATACATCATTAATCGTTGTAAGATCTTAGGTTTACCTGCAGAAATGCTATCGCCTATTAATGACATCTATATGCGTAAACGTGGTGAATTCTGGAGAACAGCTATTCGTGGATTAGACCACGTAGATATGATGACGGGTCTACAGGACATGGGGTACAATCTACCTAACTGGAAGCTAGCTACTGCTGCTAAGGAGATCTTAGGCGACCCTGATCTAGATAAGTTAACTGATGTGACTTGGCGTGATTGGCTAGAAGACTATGATGGGTTTATTCGCTACGCCATTCGTGACGTTGAAATTCTAAAAGAGATCAATGATAAGATCCAGATGTTCGATCTATACACAGCCATCCAACAGATTGCTAATCTAGAATCACTTTCTCTGGTATTCTTTAAGTCAATGATCGTAGACAACTACATCATCAAGGAATTCCACAACAAGTTAATATTCCCGACACGAAGAACAATTCCTCGAAAGCCATTCACCGGTGCTATTGTAATAGACCCTACCGAACCTGGTAGGACCGAAGATGTTACTGTAATGGACTACACTTCTCTATATCCAACAACTATAATGGCTTTCAATATTAGCCCTGAAACATTCATAGCTTCAGAACAAGCATGCATTGAAGCTGGAATGGATATAGAAGATATTATAGCTCAGTTAAAAGCCGAGAATATTGACTATGTCGATACTGGTAAACAAACTGACTTGATCGGTGGTCGCTACCTATTCTACGCACACTCACACCAACAAGGTATATTACCACAAGCTCTAAAAGGTCTATTTCACCAAAGAGTGGAGATTAACCGGAAGCTAAAAGCAGGTGAGTATGATGATAGTCAGGTTGATGCTATGCACAAAAGACAATGGGCATTTAAGCTTATTATGAATTCGGCATACGGTGCAATGGGCTTTAACTATTTCAGACTATGCTCATATGAATGTGCAGATGCTATTACATTCTTTGCTAGACAAGCTCTAAAGTATGCCATAGTCAACTTTAAGGATCGTGGCCACAAAACTCTTTATGGAGATACAGATTCAATATTTGTTAAGTCCGCAGGTGAAACTCCGGAAGCTATGGAACAGAAGCTTATAGGATTCAATAAGGATCTAGAAGACAACTTCGTTAAGCACTACAATCCCGGTATCGATATGAACTATCAGCATATGGATCTTAAGTTCGAGTATGATTTAGAATACATCTACTTCAGTTCAGCTAAAAAGCGATACTACGGCATCATTCGGGAAAACAATAAAAAAGTCATTCGCGGGTTAAATATAATCCGAAAAGACACCCCTGAATTCCTAAAGTCTAAACTTAATGAAATGGCTGAAAAAGCGGTTCGGAATGAATTAGACTTAAGTTGGCTATTAAAGATTAGGGCAGAGATTGAAACAATACCATATGCTGATCTAGGAATAGCCAAAGCTTTTGGTAAACCATTTGCAGAGTATATAAAGACTATGCCTCAACACGTAAAAGCATCTAAGTGGGCAAACACCAAATTAGGTACTGAGATCACGAATAAGGATAATCCATTCTTATTCTACATCAAGTCTAATTGCGAGGCAGATCTAAAGAAAGGTGACCGTCAAACTGCAATATGCTTGAATGAATCAGACCTAAAGTTTATAGATGACAGACCAGACATCTTTAGTATTGATTATGATGTCTACTTCAAAAAGCAGATCTATGAGCAACTAGAAGAGTTCGCACTCATACCAGAAGTTAAAACTATGCTTAATGCATACAAGGGATATATCAAAAAGGTATCCCAACCAGCTTAAATATTAAATTAAAAAAAGAGTAATATATATGAAACCAATTTCCGATAAGGTAGTTTTAAAGCCCGTAGATGCACAAGACATCACAACTGGCGGAGTAATAATCCCTGACACGTCCCAAGAGGCAACAATGGTCGGGGAAATAATCGCGGTAGGTCCTGGCTTTCACCTAATGAGTGGAGACCGTGGCGATATGCAAACAAAAGTGGGAGACCACGTAATATACCCAAAGCATGGGGCAAAAAAGTTTGACCATGAAGGCGAGGAATACCTAGTCATAAGAGAACCTGAATTATTAACCATAGTATAAAGAGATATAAATGTCAAAAAAGTTAGATTTTAACACGGAAGCCCGAGAGGGACTACTCAAAGGAGTAAATATTTTAGGAGATGCTGTAAAGGCAACCCTAGGACCAAAAGGTCGTAATGTCGTTTTGGAGAAAGCATATGGAGAATACCATTCAACTAAAGATGGTGTGTCTGTAGCTAAAGAAGTTGAATTAGAAGATCCGGTTGAAAATGCAGGTGCACAAATGGTCAAAGAAGTAGCCAGTAAGGTTAATGATTCTGCCGGAGATGGAACTACAACAGCTACAGTCTTAGCTCAAGCTATTTTAAATAGTGGGTTTAAGAGAGTAGAAGCTGGGGCAAACCCAGTAGAAGTAAAAAGAGGTATGGATAAGGCAGTAAAAGTGGTTGTTTCGGAACTAGAAAAACTCTCAAGTCCTATCAAAGGAAGCGAGGCGATAGCTCAAGTAGCTACCATTTCTGCAAACAATGATTCAAGCATAGGCAATCTAATATCAGCTGCTATGGAAAAAGTTGGAGTCGAAGGTGTAATCACAGTAGAGGAGTCAAATACTGCAGAAGATTCATTAGAGACTGTAGAAGGTATGCAATTCCAATCTGGCTATCTATCTCCATACTTTATAAACGACCAAAAGAATATGCAAGTCCAGCTTGAAAATCCTTTAATTCTACCAGTTAATAAAAAACTTAGAGACCTAAAGGAAATGGTAAAAGTACTTGAACATTGTATATCACAAGATCGATCTTTATTACTAATAGCAGAAGATATTGATGGTGAAGCTTTAGCTGGTTTAATTGTAAATCATGCCAGAGGAACATTAAAAGTTGCTGCAGTAAAGGCTTTCGGTTATGGTGATAAGCGAGAACAAAATCTAGAAGACATTGCAACTCTTACAGGTGGTCAAGTTATGTCTCCAAAGAAAGGAATGAAACTGCAAAACTTTAATGCTGATTGGTTTGGAACTGCTAGATCTGTTACTATTAACCAAAAGTTTACAACAATTGTAGATGGAGCAGGAGATCCTAATGAGATTCTAGAACGTGTCGAAGAAATCAAAACAATGATTGAAAATTCAGATTCTCATTATGAGACTGAACAGTTTCAAGATCGAATGTCTAGGTTAGCTGGTGGTGTTGCTATAATGCGTATTGGCGCAGAGTCTGAACTTGAACTAAAAGAAAAGAAAGATCGTGTAGAGGATGCATTAAATGCTACTCGTGCAGCTATTGACGAAGGCATTGTTCCAGGAGGCGGATCTGCATTAAGATGGGCTGTTAATAACCAAGAGCTTTTAGATCTATCCGTAGACACTGAAAATAGGGACCAGGAAATAGGTGTAGATATTATTCATGATGCATGTAAAGCCCCGTTTAATGCTATTATGGAAAATGCAGGACTTAATCCTGATGTAGTTTGGTCCGATATTCATAGGAAAATGACAGAGGAATATTCAGAATCTCCTGATGACCTAATTTGGGGCTATGATGCAAGAAATGAAAAAGTAGTTAATATGATTAGCGCTGGTATTATAGATCCAACAAAAGTTACCCGAATAGCTCTAGAAAAAGCCTCTTCAGTAGCTGGAACTATGTTAACCACAGAGTGTATTGTTACTATAAATAAAGAAGATAAAAAGCAGATGCCTCAAATTCCAGGCATGATGCAAGGATAATATCATGGGAAAACAAATTAACATGGGCCAACAGCAACAGCAAGTGGCCATTAAACCAGAAGACCTAACAGACGTAGTGTGTACAGAATGCGGTCATCAAGTCTTCACTCCGGTATTTTTATTTAAAAAGATATCAGCTATACTGTCACCAAATGGCCAGGAGTCTATGGTTCCCCTGCCAACATATAAATGCGACAGCTGTGGGCACATTAATAAAGTGTTCCTCCCAAACGATCCTAGCGATGGATAAGGATAGGATAAAACATCCAAGCCATTATACTGATGGCATTGAAATGTGGGACTATGCGTATTCTCACAGTATGGATTTCTTCGAGGGTAACATTCTTAAGTACGTCACTAGATGGCGGCATAAGAATGGCCTCGAGGATCTATACAAAGCCAAACAGTATCTGGATAGGCTAATAGAACACACAGAGAATAAGATCTCGAAATAACGTTTTTTAACGGTTAACATCGTAGTATTTACTAAACAAGTCGTATATTAATAGTATACAAAATAGGTCAAATGGAAAAACATACTGAATATTATCTTAAGGCTAAAAAGATGGGTAAGAAAACCATCTCATATAGTCAATTCAATATGTATTCGCAGTGCCCAAAACATTGGGAGCTACAGTACATAAAGAAGCTTGGCAAGTGGGACCCTACCATTTTCAATGTTTTCGGAACTGCTATACATGAAGTCATTCAGGAATTCCTAGAAGTTATGTATGGCGAAACTGCTAAAAAAGCAGAAGCTTTGCCTCTGGCTCAAATGCTAAAGCAAACAATGTTCGACCTCTATAAAAAAGCAGTAGAGAAGGAAAAGGGCAAACACTTTAGCACAGCGGATGACCTTCAAGATATTTACTATCAAGGCGTAGACATTCTAGACTATCTGGTTAAGAATAGGGGCAAGTACTTCTCTAAGAAAAACACAGAACTTCTCGGAATAGAAATGCCTATTTTTATGGAAACCGAAACAAATCCTAATATAATTGTATTTGGGTTTATGGACGTGGTTCTTAAAGAAGGTAATAAGATCAGAATCCTAGATTTAAAAACATCTACTTGGGGTTGGTCTAAAGCTGAGAAAAAGAAAAATGGCGATCAGCTCCGGCTTTACAAAAGATTTTTTTCTAAGCAGTATGATGTGCCTGAGTCAGATATAACCGTAGAATACCTAATCGTAAAAAGAAAGCTATATGAAAATATGGACTTTCCTATGAAACGTTTTCAGGTCTACGAACCATCAAATGGAAAACCATCACTTAATAAGATGTCTAAAAAACTAGATACCTTTGTAGATAATGTGTTTAACATGGATGGTACATATAAGACTGAGGCAGAATTTCCTGCTATATCTGGAGAAAAAAACTGTAATTGTCGTTGGTGTCCATTCGCAAAAGATTATAATGTATGTCCGAAAGAAACTCGACAAGCCCAGTAAAGGTAGGCATAGTTGGAAGCCGAACATGGCAGAACAAAAAGAAGGTGAAGGAGATGATCTATTCGCTAAAGCAAAAGTTCGGTGACCAACTAATAATACTTTCAGGAGGATGTCCTCATGGGGCAGATGCTTTGGCCAAAAAATATGCTTTGGAGTTCGAATGTTATTATCGGGAGTTTAACCCCTCCCATACGAATAAGAATCTATATTCAGCAATGAATGAGGCATTCTATGGTAAGACTTACAGTCCAAAAAATTTCTTTCATAGGAATAAGTTGTTAGCAAAGTCTTCGGACTACATCATTGCCTTTATAACTGAAGGCGAAAAATCATCAGGTAGTTTACATACCATTAGAGAAGCCCATAAATTAAATAAAAAAATAGTTATTGTGTCATGAATAATCTCTTCTAATATATACTTATATATGAGTTATAGGAGAATAAGTTATGAAAAATGCAAAACTGACCTCGGTCAATGTTAACAAGAACAATCATAAAAGGTTTAAAATAATGTCTATAGAAGACAATATGACTTTCCAAAGTTTAGTAAATATAGTCTTGGAGAAGTATGTCCAAGATACTAAATTTAGAAAAATGATTAATGAAAATAAATAGGTTTTAATGAAAAAGAAAATATTACTATTGTCAGATGATCTAAGGATCCCATCTGGTATCGGCACGATGTCCAAATCGTTTGTCATAAACAGTTTAAAAGACTTTGACTGGGTCCAAATGGCTGGAGCAGTATCACACCCCGAACAAGGAAAATTTTTAGATATGAGTGGGCATGTAGCTCAAGAAACAGGAGTTAAAGATGCATCGCTTCGACTATATCCTGTTAGCGGTTATGGAGATCCTAATATTCTAAGAGCTGTAATTGCTAAGGAAAAACCTGATGCAATATTACACTTCACAGACCCAAGATTTTGGGGTTGGCTGTATGATATGGAGCACGAGCTACGCCAGAACATTCCTATTATGTATTATAATATATGGGATGATCTTCCATATCCGCATTGGAATGAAAATGCTTATGAATCGTGCGACATGTTAATGGCAATATCCCAGCAAACATATAATATAAATAAAAATGTCTGTGTTAGAAAACCTAGAATTGAAGGTAAAGACCTAACATATGTCCAACATGGTATAGACGAAACCATATTTAAGCCTCTACCTCAGGACGATCCAGAACTATTAGAATTTAAGAAAAAACTATTTGGAAATAAAGAATATAATTATATTGCTCTTTTCAACTCTAGAAATATTTTAAGAAAACATCCTGCTGATCTTATTTCAGCATTTAATTCGTTTGTATTGTCAATTCCAAAAGAAGCTAGATCCGAAACAGCCCTAATACTTCATACGGATATAGTAGACCAAGCAGGAACAGATTTAAAGGTTGTGGCCCAAAAGCTAGCTAAGGATTCCGACATTATATTTAGTAATGGCAAGTTAGAGCAACAACAATTAAATTATCTATATAATATAGTAGACGTTATGTGCAACCCATCATCAGCAGAAGGGTTTGGATTAACTCATATGGAAGCTATAATGGCTGGTACCCCAACAATAGCATCAGTCATAGGAGGATTACAAGATCAAATGGGGTTCACTATTAATGATCGCCCAATGGGTCTCGAAGATTTTACTGCTGAAATACCTAGTAATAGCACAGGTAAAATTGCCCAGGAACATGGAGAATGGGTATATCCTTTATGGCCACAAGTAGCCCTTCAGGGATCACCAGCAACCCCATATATTTACGATTCAAGGGTTTCCCTAGATCAAATAACAAAAGGACTAAAATATTGGTATGAAATGGGAAAAGAAATTAGAGCCGAAAAAGGCCTATCAGGAAGAACCTGGGCAATTAAAAATAAATTTACAGCTAAAGGAATGGCAGAAGCTATGACAAATTCAATTAATACGTGTTTAGAAACATGGGAGCCACGGAAAAACTTTACTCTCATAAATGCAGCAATACATGCTCCAGTAGCACCTTCAGGAGTCTTAGTATGATTAAGCCTAATTTAGTAATAAGTGCCCCAGCTTCTAGTAGATCTGGGTATGGTGACCATGCTAGAGATCTAATACGTAGCTTAATAGCTATGGATAAGTTTTCTATAGGGATCCTAGATCAGCCCTGGGGATCGTGTCCTAGAAATGCTATGCCTCAAGAATTTTCTAAAATGGTAATTCCGCAATTAACGGCTAAGCCAGATGTATGGATCCAAGTAACAGTGCCTTCGGAATTCCAACAAGTAGGCAAATATAATATAGGCATAACTGCCGGAATGGAAACAACTATGGTTTCTCCAGAATGGTTACAGGGAGTTAATAGGATGGACCTGGTTATTGTACCATCTGAGCATGCTAAAAAGGTATTTGAAAATACTAAGTACCAAGGAAAGGATCCGAACACCCAACAAGTAACATCTGAGCTTGTTTTAGATACAAAAATAGAAGTCCTATTTGAAGGCTTAGACCTGTCAGTATTTAATAAGTTCCAAAAATATCCAGAGTCCATTTGTTCATCATTAGACACTATTCCTGAAAAGAATTGCTATTTAATGGTTGGCCATTGGCTTAATGGGGACTTTGGCCACGATCGAAAAGACACCGGAGGAACACTTAGGACTTTTTTAGAAGCCTTTAAAAATAAAGCATCTAAAAATCAACCTGCTTTAATAATTAAAACATCTTCAGCAGGGTATTCAGTTACTGATAGAGAAAACATGCTAGATAGAATACGTCAGATCAGAAGCTCGGTAGAGACTTCAGGTACAGTCCCAAATGTGTATTTATTACATGGGGACTTATCCTCTGAAGAAATGAATGGCTTATACCACCATCCTAAAATTAAGGCTATGGTAAGTTTTACTCATGGAGAAGGATTCGGACGACCGCTATTAGAATTTGGAATAACTGGAAAACCTATTTTGGCTTCAAATTGGTCTGGACATCTTGATTTCCTTTCTGAACATGGGTTACTACTACAAGGCCAACTACAGCCAGTTCACAAGTCAGCTCAGTGGGAAAAAGTTATTATTGAAGGTTCTAGTTGGTATTACGTTGACTATGGATATGCTATGGGAGTTATAAAGGATGTTGAATCTAATTACAAAAAACATCTTGCTAAATCTAGAAAGCAAAAACAATATATAAAAGATAATTTTACATTAGATGAAATGACTAAACTATTTACAAAGCAAGTAGAAAATAACGTTCCTAGCTTTGAACCCAAAGTACCAAAATTAGAGGCACTTCAAACATATGAATAATAAAAAAGCGACAAAAGATGTCTGGACTAAAAGTCCTATCACAGGAAAAGACAGGGTCTTAACTGAGTATGATGATAAAAATATGCAAACCAGAATGGATCTTAGCTCTGGCTTTTTTACAAATGAATTTCCATTAAACTACAAAAAGAACCCAGACTTTGATTTAAATACTTTTGAATCTAAAATGCCTAGACTTATGAAAGACCTCAGATTCGACGATGGTGAATCGTATTGGTACCCATCATCTATTCAAACAACAGAAGGCATTGTATTTCCTACTGGGAATAAAAACGAGTACAAATGGTGCTATGCCCCTATAATTAAGTTAACCCAATCTGAAGAGAAGCAATACTCCCAGGATGTTAATTATGAATCGAAAATAGATATGGATAATGCTCAGTACTATGACGCATATCTATCTGCTATTAAGAATATAAAAGGATATAGTCTTGGCGAACTTTTATAGTGAACATAATACTAGAGTAAAATCTAGATTTATAATATCTAAAGACAAGCTTACCGAGGGAATGATTGTTAAATGCAGGTATACGAGCCAGGACCAATCAGGGGGCGAATATATTCTTCTGGTTCTAGATGTAAATTACAAAGGCCAGTTACATGCTTTATCTCTCAATGAGTTTAATTCTATAACATTTATAAATCTAGCTAAAACAGTAGGTACTACTTCTATATCCCAACCTGGGGTTAAAAATAATATCCCAAAGCTAAATCTGCCTGGAAGTCCTCGTGCAATATATGAGGGCATTTTAAAATCTAAAATGGGTAGTAAATACAACACAAGCTATAGAACCTTAGATATAAAAAAGATGTCAGGGATAATGCTTCTAGATTATAACTTAGGAAAATAACCAGGGAATAATTTTTTATTTCGCTAGTTATACCTTATATTTACATGTCTATTAAATACTAAAGGAAAAAACAATTGAGTAAAAGTATAACATTTATAGCAGACTTTTTCTTAGATGAAATATTCGGCGGAGCAGAACTAGTTAATGAAGAAATTATTAAAGAACTAGAAAAGCTTGGTTGTCAAGTTAGTAGAGTAAAATGTTCAAATGTTACCAATGAACACTTAACAGAGAATATTTTCATAAGTAATTTCGTACAACTGTCAGAAAATATTAAGCTTAAGTTACAAGAATGTAACTATTGCATAATTGAACATGACCATAAATACATACCTCAAAGGGATGTATCAAAATATAAAGACTATATGGTTCCACCAAACCAGATAATTAACCGAAAGTTCTACACAAATGCAAAATATGTTTATTGTCAATCTAGGCTACACAGCGATGTTGTTAGTAAAAATGTAGGTTTAAATAACGTTGTTAATTTATCGACTAGTATATGGTCTGATGAGCATCTAGATATCATTGAAAAATCTATTTGTGAAAAGACCAAATCAAAAACTATGATATTGAATTCGCCTAATCCGATAAAAAATACTAACGTTTGTATTCAATATTGTGAAACTAACGGTATAGAATATGATCTTGTAGGCCCATTGCCATATAAGGACCTTATGGAAACCATGGCAAAATACGAAACAGTACTATTTTTACCTGGGGTATTGGAAACATATAATAAGTTTATAGTTGAGGCCCGGATGCTAGGATGTAAGGTTATAACGGACGATAAAAATGGATGCACTTCAGAACCATGGTTTCCTAAGTTAAAAGGTATCGAGCTACTAGACTTCATTAGAGCATCCAAACAGAGCTTTATAGAGAACTTTATACAAGAACCAAAGTTATATGAACACGCATTACCTCTAGTTTCAATCATTACTTCAAAGTTTAAAGGTGAAGACCATATAAAGGCTTTCTTAGAAAATATGACCTCCCAGTCAGTATTTAGTTCGTGTGAACTTATTATAGTTGATCCCACACCAGGACCACTATGTGAAACTATTCTTTCACAAATGAAAATACACGACAACATAATATATAAAAAACTAGAAGATGATCCTGGAATATATGGTTGCTGGAATAAAGGCATCGAACTGTCAAAAGGTAAGTATATAACAAATGCAAATCTAGACGATAGAAGAGCAGATACCCATATTGAACATCATGTAAGGTTCCTAGAGGATAATGAAAACATAGACTTAGCTTATAGTGAAGCATACCTAACAATGAATGACTTTGAAAGCTACTATAATAATACATCCCAAGGAAGAGTTTATCCTATCAAAGAATTTTCAATTAGAAATATGGAGAAATGCTTGCCAGGTTGTATGCCCGTTTGGAGAGCTAAAATACATGAAAAGGAAATGTTTGACGATTCATATAAATCTGCTGGAGATTGGGAAATGTGGCTTAGAATGGTTAAAAATGGATCTGTGTTCTCAAAAATACCAGGAATATATGGCATGTACTATATGAACCCAAAAGGAATGTCAACCAGCTTAGAAACTCAAAAAGAAAAGCATATTGAAGAATCTTTAGTATTCAATAATTATAAACATATATTTGGAAAGGGCTAAATGAAAAAAATAATTAGTTTTAGTCTATGGGGAAATAACCCTACATATACAATAGGTGCAGTAAAGCAATCGGCTCTTGCCAAAAAACATTATCCAGGTTGGATCTGTAGATTTTATGTAGCTGATTGTGTGCCTGAAGATATTATCAATACCATAAAATCTCAAGACAATACAGAAATAGTAGAAATGGGTCCTGGAGATTGGACAGCAATGTTCTGGAGATTCTACCCTGCTTCAGAGACCGACGTAGAAGTAATGATATCTAGGGATACTGATAGCAGATTGAATAGCAGAGAGTCAGCAGCTGTTAATGAATGGCTAAAAAGTGAAAAAGACTTCCATATCATGAGAGATCATCCACAGCACGGTACTGAAATACTAGGTGGTATGTGGGGAGTAAGGGGAAACATTTTGGCAAACCTTAAAGAGCTAATAACCAGTTATGATAAGGGAAACTTTTGGCAAGTTGATCAAAACTTTCTAAGGGAAATGGTATTTCCTTTGGTAAAAAACAATAGCTGCGTTCACGATGAGTACTTCCAAAAAATTCCATTCCCAACAAAAAGGAAGCCAGGTCTATTTATAGGCCAAGCATTCGATGAGCATAATGCTAAATTACACCCTGAACATGGAGATATGTTATGAGTAAGAGGACATTTAGATTTGACGACATTTGCATAAATGCAGATATGGACTTGACAATCAGATTTGCAGAGTTAATAAAAAAGAAAATACCATCCGCTGAAGTTATTTTCTGCATCTCACCCCTAGTACATGATATGACTTCGGAAGAGGGAATCACCTCCGAAAGGATTTTTCCTAAAATTCTCAATGCCCATAGTGACCATAGAAAATTCTATGAAGTCGATGATTGCGGCATACCAGAATTCCCAGAATGGATCACCCGAGCAGGTCATGGTCTCATCCACGTTGACCACAGACTACTTACAAAGGAAACCCAAGAGCTTAGTATCATTACTAGCTGTAACTTAGCAAAAGCTTCTATATTTGTTCCTCCATTCAATAAGTGGAATATAGATACTGAAAGTATATGTAGTGAACATGGAATAAAGCTAGTAAAATTTGAAGATGGATGGCTATGCTGTGAATATAACGAGTATAATCCAAAACACAACTTGTGGTATATACATGCAAGAGAATTTACATTTGAAGGATTTAAACAATGGCTAAAGTAAAAGTTTCCAAATGCAAATAACAATCCACCAACCAAACTTTATGCCTTGGTACCCATTCTTTCAAAAAATAGAGTCAGCCGATGTGTTTGTACTGTTAAATCATTGCCAGTTTGAAAAGAATAATTTCCAAAATAGATTTAACATGAATGAAAGGTGGTTTACCATGGGTACAAATAAAGGTTTGGAAAGTATAGTCGATAAGAGGTATGTAAACCCACAAAGAGATTGGACCAAGATTAAAAAAAGTCTTTATGATTATAATTTAGAAATATTTGATGAATGCATATCCAACAGTCTTTTCGAAACGAATGGAAATCTAATAAGAAAAATTTGCAAGATATTGGATATAAAAACAGAGATAGTTTCAGATAAGGATACAGAACTAAAAGGTACAGCCAGATTAGTAGAAATATGCAAATCTATGAATGCAACATCTTACATATCAGGAACAAGTGGCAAAAGCTATATGGACCTAGATATGTTCCATAGCAATAATATAGACCTCGTTTTCCAAAACGATAAAGATATGATAAAAAAACCAGTATTAGAAATACTAAAGGATAAGATAAAAAATGTTTGATAGAATCATAGTAAGTACAGATGAAAACCCAATGTTTTTACAATTTGTACCGATAGTTGCAAAAGCTTGGAAAAAATACTTCCCCGAAAAAGCCTTGAGTATTGCTTTTATAAGCGATCGAAGTGAAGATGATGAATTAGTTGTGCGAATGAGAACATACGCAGAAGTTAAGATATTCAATACCATTCCAGGTATACCGACAGCAAACCAAGCAAAAATTAGTAGACATATAATAGCAGCAGAATATGAAAACGAAGTTTGCATGATTGAAGATATGGATACAATACCTTTACAAAAAAAATTCTTTGAAGATAGAACTTCAACATATAAAGACGGTGTTATAGTTGTAGGGTCTGAGGTATATAAAGGAACTCCCCATGAAGGCAAGTTCCCTATGAGCACAATGACAGCAAAGGGAAGTGTATTTAAAGCTATAGTAAACCCTAATGGATTATCATATGAAAAGCTAATAAAGTCATTTGTCGGATCGGAAACCTTCGACCATAAAGAAGCTATAGAAATTCCGTCTAACATATTTTCAGATGAATCCCTAATGAGGGTTCTATTAAATATTTGGGCTGGAAAAATCACAAAGGTCGATAGAAATGCAAACGTAAGTATTGATTGGATAGACAGGTCTTGGTGGAATATAGATCTAAATAAGCTTCATTCAGATGGATATATAACGTGCAATTTCCTAAGGCCTTTCAGAGAAAATTTTAAAAGTATAAAGCCAGTTGCCGATTACATATTTGGAACTGATGTTAGTATAGATCAAGTAGTATTTAAGGATAATAAATGAAGGTATTAATAATACAAGAAAATGGACGTCACGAAGAGAATAGGAATTTTAGAGAGTGCTTTTGCTTACAGAGAGGGTTTAAAGTCCTTGGTCACATAGCCGATGTATGGGGATTAGGCCATGATAACTATGACACAATTCCGGTCTATGAATCTTACGACTTAATAATAAATTTGGAAAATTATTCTAACACAGCAGGGGATTGGGTGCCAAGTCTAAGTAACGTAAAAACAAAAAAATTCCTTTGGTCAATAGATGCTCACTGCCGTGGCACGGAGCCTTTTGACTATGAATTCTTAAATGGTAAATACGACTTACTTTTACATTCGACTAAAGATTACGCAACAGGTGAAAAAAAAGTATGGTTCCCAAATGCATATGATGATACATTAATTGGTAAGCGAAGTGTAGAAAATAGATCTGACATAGGATTTTGCGGCAGTATGTTAAATCGCCAAATGTTGGTAAGTAGTCTTAGTGAAAATTATAGTTTTGTCCATGACAATTTTGTATTGGGAGAATCTATGGTAAAAGCCATTAATTCATATAAAATTCACTTCAATCAAAATCTATCTACAGACATAAACTATAGGAATTTTGAAACTATTGGCTGTGGAATACCTCTAGTAACGAGTGCTAACTATCAATATGAATTGCTTGGCTTTGAGCATAGGGTTAATGCAATGTTTTATGGTAATATTGGGGAACTGTATGGTTGCTTGGATGAACTATTGAATGATGAGGACTTAAGAATTAGAATTGGAAATGCAGGATATAAACTTGCAAAAAAACACACATATACAAAAAGAGTTGGAAAACTTATAGAATTATACGGAGAAATAAAATGAGATATCTAGTCACAGGAGGTGCAGGGTTTATAGGATCTAATATAGTAGATCGACTAATAGGAGAAGGCCATGAAGTAATTGTAGTAGACAATGAACATTCAGATGCTCATGAAAGTTTTTACTGGAATGACAAAGCAAAAAACTACAAGTATGATATCAGAAATTATGATTTGATAGAGCCCCTATTTAAAGGCGTCGATTTTGTTTTTCACTTAGCAGCAGAATCAAGGATCCAGCCTGCAATCCTAAACCCAACAGAGGCCGTAGAAATAAATGTTGTAGGTACATGTAATGTGCTCCAAGCAGCTAGATATAATAAGGTGCAAAGAGTCATTTACTCATCAACTTCAGCTGCTTATGGCCTAAAAAATTCAATTCCCCTAGAGGAATCAATGCCCAAAGATTGCTTGAATCCATACTCGGTCTCAAAAACAGCTGGGGAAGAATTATGCAAAATGTATACTGATTTATTTGGCCTAAAAACCATAACATTTAGGTATTTCAATGTCTATGGAGAGCGTCAACCATTAAAAGGTCAATATGCTCCAGTAATAGGTTTATTCTTAAGACAGAAAAATATGGATGAGCCAATAACCATAGTAGGTGACGGCTTACAAACTAGAGACTTTACCCATGTCAGTGATGTTGTCAATGCAAATATAGCAGCTACAAAATGCACAGAAGGCTTTGGTGGAATTTACAACATAGGAACCGGCTTACAAACCAGCGTTCTAGACTTGGCTAAAATGATTGGGGAAGAATATTTACATATTGACGAAAGGCCTGGTGAATGTAGGTTCACTCAAGCAAACATCTCAAAAGCAAACGACATTTTAAAATGGACTCCAAAAGTAAAATTAAAGGATTGGCTAGATGAAAACTAAGGTAGCACTGATAACTGGAATCAATGGCCAGGATGGGTCATATCTAGCTGAATTATTATTAGAAAAAGGCTATGAAGTCTGGGGAATCTTAAAAAGAAATTCCGTAGCTGAAAACCAAACTGCAAGAATTCCTGACGAAACATATAAGAGAATTAACTTAGAATATGCAGACATGCTAGACATGGCTTCATTATGCAGAGTTCTACAGTTATGCAAGCCAGATGAAATTTACAACCTTGCAGCACAAAGCCATGTTCAAATTAGTTTTAGTATGCCAATCTACACTACACATTCAATAGCTACAGGGACCCTAAACCTTTTAGAAGCTATGAGGCTGATGGCTCCAGAAGCAAGATTTTACCAAGCAAGTAGTTCAGAAATGTTTGGTAATAGTGTAGATGCTGATGGCTATCAAAGAGAAACAACACCAATGAGCCCAGTCTCTCCTTATGGTTGTGCAAAGGTCTATGCATATAATATCTGCAGAAATTATAGAAATGCTTATGGTATGAAGATATGGAATGGCATCCTATTCAATCATGAATCACCAAGAAGAGGCAGCAATTTTGTAACAAACAAAGTTGTTAAAGAAGCAGTTAAGATTAAATTGGGTCTTTCAAATGAGCTAAGACTTGGCAACTTAAATGCTAGCAGAGATTGGGGCCACGCCAAAGATTATGTGTATGCAATGTGGTTGATGCTACAATCCGATACACCAGATGACTATGTTTGTTCGACTGGAGAATCTCATACAGTTAGAGATCTATGCTCATACGTATTCAGGGAACTAGGAATGGATTGGAGAGATCATGTAGAAGCTGACCAAAAGTTTTTTAGATCTGAAGAACTTGAATTCCTTAAGGGTGATTGCAGTAAAATAAAAAATGATCTAGGCTGGGAACCAAAGTATACATTCAAAGAAATGCTAGATGAAATGATGAATCATTGGCTTTACGAACTATCAAAAAAGTAATATGAAATACTACATAATGATGCCAGGCGATGACGCCGAGTCTGCTATGTATGAGTCAAACCTTTTAGGAGAAGCTTCATTCAAGGTATTCTGGGCAGCACAAGGCCTCACAGTTCTAATGAAGATGGTAGATCAAGCACCAGAAATGCTAGAGGCTGTAACAATAAAAACAGAAAAGGGCGAGTCCATATCTGTTGAACAATTCTTAGAAAGAATTCAAAATTTAAGTGTAAGATCAAACTGATATATACTTATATATAAATAAAGGAGATTCGGTGTCGAACAATTCAAAAGGTCAAAGATTAGGTAATTATATATGTAAGGTGGGGTATTTTGATATCCGCCAGAAAGTAGTACAACCAAAGAAACAAAGAATGCAAAATGGAGGATTTGAAATGATTGGTGGGAAAACCGATCTGTTCATTTACCATTCAAAAGCAAAAATGGCAGGTCCATTTAAAACCAAAAACGAAGCAATAATAAGAGCAGAAAAGCTTATCACCCAAGGTGTAAAGTATTCTAAAAAAAAGTAATATGGCAGTAAAAAGAACTATAACTCGAAGGAACATTCAAACTTCAGAAGGATTCCTCATGAAGGCATCAGCAGTAAAAATACTAGAATTCACAGAATCTAACGTAAAAGTCAGTGACATGACAGGACGCATATTTTGGCTTGTAGAGAATGACTTAGTACTCTAGTCGATATTTATATACAAATCTACTAATAATGTAGAGGAGAAAAGTATATGAATTTAACTTATGACAAGATTAAAGATGCAGTCTTAGCTAAAGACTACAAATGGTTCGAAAGTGACAGTTATAACCTGAACATCGTTGGGGTTCGTAATTCCGATACCAATGGCGAAGTAACCAACAAATTTGACGATCAAATTACACTATCATATATGATAGATGGTAACAGAGAATTCCACCAGTTTGACTGCACAACAGATCCAGGAAAACACTGGGTAGAAAACGTGATGAACGACAACGGTGTAGCTATCCTAGTACCAGGTCAATATCGAGGATCCCACAAAATCAGATTGCACCAAGGTCGTTATGAAGCCCTGGGTCAGCAAAAACCTGTTAAAGTATATAGAGACAATAACCTAGACGATTGTTATGATTTCGACGAATCGTCAATCCAAGAAGGTCTTTTCGGAATCAATATACATAGAGCAACTAAGTATGCTGGTAAGAAATCTAGCCAAATAGACAGATGGTCAGCAGGATGTCAAGTAATAGCAGCATATGATGACTTCATGCAGTTCATGCAAATATGTAACAATGCAAAAGACCTTTGGGGAAATTCATTTACATACACCTTAATAGAATCTAAGGATCTAGCATGAGAAACTTATTAATATTTCTACTGCTGGCGTTATTACCAATAATCCCAGTAGCACAGGACAGCTGGGTAAATGTAGTAGTTCAAACAGACAATTATGGCAGTGAGACTACTTGGGAAATATACCAAGACACTAACATTGTAGCCACCTCTCCTACATATGATGGCAATTCATATTACGAGACTATGGTTAATCTCGATGCTGGACAATACAACCTTGTTATATATGACGAGTTTGGAGATGGTATTTGCTGTGCATATGGTGAAGGCTTCTTCGGGCTATCTAATTCATGTGGATTGAATACGTTTGTATATGACTTTGCAGGTCCTACAGCAACTGTATATTTCGATCTTCTAGCTTGCCCTCCACCACTATATGGATGTGCAGACATTGCAGCATGTAATTATGATGAGAATGCTACCAATGACGATGGGTCTTGTGATTATAGCTGCTTAGTTTATGGATGTATGGAGTCTGAAGCTTTAAACTTCAACCCATGGGCAAATGCACCCTCATCATGTAACTTTCTTCCAGTCCCTTGCGATATGGGGGAAACTGGCATTATTATTATTACTACTCCTGACAACTACCCTAATGAAACATCTTGGGAATTAATAGTTAATAGCAATATAGTCGCATCGTCTACAGGATTCACCATCCCAGACGTTCCACAATCAGCTTACTTTTGTGTTGCTGAAGGTGATACCATTGAAACAATTATTTATGATACTTTTGGTGATGGTCTTTGCGGATCATGTTGGGGTGGAGTAGATGGGTATTTCAATGTATTTACTGCATGTGGCGATAGTATATTTGCTATAGGTGGACAACAACAATTCGATACAGTGTCATCAGGACCATATATAGTTCCTCAGTGCACACCATACCAACTTGAAGGATGCACGACTCCTGGATATGTCGAGTATAATCCACTTGCTATCGTAGATGATTACACATGCACCACTCCAATACAGTTAGGTTGTATAGATGCTACAATGTTTAATTATGATGTCCTAGCAAATACTATGGACGTTCATCCAACATGCCAATACGATCTTATCATTACAGACGGTGGAGCAGATGGCTGGTTCGGTAGTTGGCTAGGAATAACTCAAGGAGATCAGATTTACGGTCCTTTCCAAATGGGACCAGACGATGGTTATGAAGAATCTTTTGGATTAGATCTTAATTCTAATGAAGAGGTTAACGTTTATTTCTTTACAAGTGGCAATTCAGCAACAACTGCAGCCCAATGTGGTTTTAGATTGGAAGGACCTAATGGTATCGTTCTCCAAAGTGGAACTAACCCATGGACAGACCTCCTTAAGCAATTTCCATTTGTATATGAAGGAACACCTACTTGTTTAAATTACTGTGAGTCTTATGTTGAAGGATGCATGGACAATCTTGCTGTAAATTATGAAGATGGTGCAAATACAGACAGTGGTGAATGTTACTATTTACCTGGATGCACTCAAGCAGGTTACTTAGAATTCTACACCCAAGGATATGATGCTGACTACGATGATAGCTCTTGTGATATATTGGCTGCATTTGGTTGCATGGATGACACTCAGTTTAATTATGATCCGTCAGCAAACGTAGCAACTAATTGCACTCCATTCATCTATGGATGTATGAATGATTTGGCATTTAATTATGATTCTAATGCTAATACTAATGACGAGTGCATACCATTTATTTATGGTTGTACTGATGCTACAGCCCTTAACTATGACGAAGCAGTTAATACTGATGATGATTCATGTATTCTCCCGGTATTTGGATGTACTTACCCTTCAATGTTTAATTATGACCCACTAGCGAATGTAGACAATGATTCATGTATACCATTTGAATATGGTTGTACAGATACTGCAGCATTCAACTTCAATCCTTTAGCAAACTCCCTAGATAATACATGTTGTTATGTTTCAGGATGTACTAACCCCACAGCATTTAACTATGACTCTACTGCATGTTATGAGCCATTGAACTTCTGCGAAACAATTATGATGGGATGCACAGATCTATCAGCAGCTAACTACGATGAGTTTGTTAATACAGAAGATGGCAGCTGTCTATATGATGCAGGATGCTACCAAGGTGAAGGCTTACCATACTATCTAAACGATGGATGTTTTGCTTGGGTAATAGATGTAGACGACTATTGTTGTACTACAGAATGGGATGCTTCATGTGAATCAATGTATGATTATTGCGAATTAGGATGGCCGGCAGGTGTAGATGATATTGATAGTAAAATGATCGTAGTGTACCCAAACCCTTCTAATGATATATTTATAGTAAATACAAGACTAAACGTACAGATCGAAGTTTATGATATTAATGGTAAAAAAATAGTATCTCAAACTTCAAAGGAGATAAGCTTAGGTGATTATCCTACTGGGATATACGTTATGACTATTGTAGCTGATGAGATTAGAATAAGTAAAAGGATATTAAAGCAATGAAGGATCCAGAAAACATATTAGAAAATGACAACTGGTTCCCTGACACATCATTATGATTAAATTCAAAGGCATATTAGAGGAAGGCAAAGTATTAAGTGTATTCGATTTCGACGACACTATTGCAAAATCTGATGCATGGATATATGTCACAAAAAATGGTAAGGTAGTTAAGAAGCTAGACCCTGCTCAGTTTGCAGTATACAAGGCTGCTCCAGAAGAAGAGTTCGATTTCAAAGATTTCGATCGACCATTACAGAATCCCAAGCTAATTAAAAAGAATGCAGATCTATTAAGAAAGCAATTAGATAAAGCCAGAAGATCTTCTAAGGGTGCAAGGAAGGTGACTATATTAACTGCAAGATCTTTAGGAGCTCCTGTTTCTAGTTTCTTAAGATCTGTTGGTATAGATGCATATGTTGTACCGGTAGGTAGTGCCGATCCAAAAGTTAAAGCAGATTGGATTGAACGACAAATTAAAAAAGGATATGACACAGTGTATTTTATGGACGACAGTTCTAAAAATATAGCAGCAGTAGATAAAATGTTAAAAAGACATCCTGAAGTTAAATCTAAAACAAGCTTAATAAAGGAAAGCATGGAAAAATCAATATATAAAAATAGCTCTTTAAGAATAGAACTAGTAGAGCATTCAGAACCTGTTGTATTTCAAGAGGCAGAGTATAAAGGCAGAAAGGTTAAGCTTAATAAACCTATGCAAGGTGACCAAAAGAAGTTTAAGGTCTATGTAAAAGATCCATCATCTGGAAATATAAAAGTTGTTCACTTTGGTCAAGGTGGTAAAGCCGCTAAGAAAGCAGGACAAGAAACCCAAAGGATCAGAAAGGATAATCCTGATGCAAGAAAATCATTTAGAGCAAGACATAAGTGTGACCAGAAGAAAGATAAAACATCAGCAGGATATTGGTCTTGCAAGGCATGGTAATGATTAAACTAATAGACATATTAAAAGAAGACTATAACTTAGACGACCACCCTAAGAAAAAGTGGATATCCCAACAGCTTTCATCTATTGACGAAAGGATAATGGACAAACTATTCAAGATGTATAGTGCAGTTTATTCAGCTGAAGGTCTACAACTATCAGCATTCTCTGCAAGTGAACTACAAAGTAGTTATGAAATAGTAATGTTAATAGATGTAGATAAAGACCCAATGCCAGATGCATTTATATTCACAAGAGGTAAGGTGGTTAAGCTATTAGCAACTGACGGTCAAAGTGCAGCAAAAAGTGCAGTAGTTAAAAAAGCTGTCGCCATGGTTAAGTCCGGATATAGGCTAGAAGGCAGTAAAAAAATGGATCAAATTATGGCATCTAAAGGTGCACCCGTAGTCTTGGATAAAAAGAAAATTGAAAAGATGGTTGGTCCTAAGTTTATTAAACACCTTGAAGATGGTTATTATGAAAGAAAGCTTAAGAAAGGTGGAACCGTAATAAAAAGAATGTATGGTAAATGATCAAGCTTAAAGACATATTAACTGAAGCTAAGAATTCTATCTACTATGATTTCCAAATAAAGATATCCCAAAGAAGTGGAGATGACCCTTATTTTATCCATAGAGATGGTATGATTCAAAAGCATACGACAAGTGTTGATGGCAACCCTTTGGTGTTTGATTATAGGAATGCTTTAACTATGGCAAAAGCAGCACTAAAAATAAAGACCAACAAATCAGAAATTGTTATATGGGATGAAAAGGGAAAGGGTAAGGCGTATCCGTTCACAGTACAAGCCATAAAAAGAATCATAAAATGATTAAGCTCAAAAACATATTAATAAAACCTAAAGCCACCCTAAATGAATGCATAATAACACATTCAGTACTAGGTAATAAAGTATTATTAGCAAAGAATCGTGACCGAGCTTACGATGCTAAGGTAAATGTTGTAAGAGAATTGATAGGTGATATTGAATTGGTATACATATTGGACGACGAAACAGATTGGTCTGAAGGTATGAACTCTGCAGGAATAGGCATTCTAAATTCAGCATTGATGGTAAATGCTGATGAGAAAGAAAAGAAGATCATTAAGCACAAAGGTAAAGTCTCTGAGGATGGTCTCAAAATTAGAAAAGCTTTAAGCTATCCAACAATCGCTAAGTCCATTGAATCCCTAATTAAATTTTTTGGAAAGGATAAACTAGATATTGGTGTCAAGGGGCATACATTCATAGCAGACCCTAAAAACTCTGTCTCTATAGAAATGACCTCTAAGCATTCTCCAACGATAAATAAAATGGATAGAAGCTTAAACCATGTTAGGACTAATCATGGTTACGAATACAAAGATTCAGGATATACATCCGGGGCAAATAGGAAATCATCAGAATCAAGATGGAATATTGCTCACGCAGTTTTAACTAAAGCTAAAAACCCACTAGATATATTAGATGGCCTAAGCGGCTACTATCCAGTGAATATGAGGGACAATCCTTATAGAGACAAAGACAAAGTGCAAAACTCAACCGATAAGGATGTTCTATCAACATCTAGCCAAATCCTTTTAAACTTGACAGATCTCCAGATAACTGTTAGAATGGACGAAGAGAAGTCGGAATACCTTGGTATAATAGACAGGACTCCGGATTGGTATAAGCCTAAGATAAAGATTATGGTTGAATACATAAAAAACAAAAAAATGGATATAAAGAAATGAGAAACCTTTTATTATCAGTACTATTACTTCTAATCCCTATCTTGGGAATAAGCCAGGAGCAAAGTGCATTCAATAAGAACCTAAAGAAGACTTTCAAGTTTGCAACATTCTATGGTGCAGTAAATGGGGGAAATTCTATATCTGATGTAGATGTATATTCTATTACAAATGGATTACAAACAGAAGTCATTGAAACACCATTCGACTATTCAATTACATTCGGCATAAGAAAGATTGCTAGATTGGGATATGAGAATAGAGAAAAAGTATTTTATGATGGAACTGAAAATTCATATGCAGATGCTGCAACGATTGGTAAGATAAAAGGCTTTGAATTCTTATTTGAAGGTGACTACACAAGACAGCAAGGAACTAACTTTCTAAATCAGCATCACTTCCTTAGGTATGTAGCTGATGATTGGATAGCAAAAGTAGAATATTTACAAGATGGCTTTGCAGATATAGAATACTTCGAGTCTTCACAGAGGTATAGATATAACATAGGCAAAAAGCTATCCCTAAATATTGGAACAGTACAAAGACTATCAGAACCTTATGGGTATGATCCTCTATCAGATTGGCTATTGTCAAATGGTAATCTACACTATACAGATCTAGCATTGCAACAAGGTTATACAATAGACTTTGACGGAATAGGTGGAGAAACATACTATGACCCTTCAGGAACTCTAGTAGCAGAGAATATCCAGATATGGGAAGGTGTTGTTATACCTGATGTATTAGCTGACTATACAGAACAAGAAAGGAATAAACTAGCTAACAACCTACAACATTCATTAGTCGTAGGCTTTGATTACTATTACTACACTAAAGACTTTTGGTTACATTCTTGGGGTAACCTAATGCCATACCATATACAAGGCAACAATGAATTTAGCTATCATGAATTCAATGATGGACAATGGACAGACTTCTCAGGAGGTTTAATTTTTGGATATAAATTTGATAAGCACCTTGGAGTGTTTGCAGAAGGAAAATATAACAAATACTGGAACAGAGCTTGGCACGATTTTTCTATCGGCGTCAACTATGTAATATTCTAAGGAGAGGAGAAAATGGCAACTAAAGAATTAAATGAAGACACTGGGTTTAATATAAGCATAAAAACCTTAGCTGGTATTGGTGTAGCTATGGCAACGGTAATCAGTATGTGGTTTGTACTTCAGGCAGATATAGAAGAGGCAAGGCTATTACCAGAACCTACTCCACCAGAAATTAGTCGTATGGAATTTGACATGAAGGACCAATTAGTCCGACAGACCATTATGACGACTCAGGAAGATGTAAAAGAGATTAAGGCTACCTTAGTAAAACTGAATGATAAAATAGATGCAATGAAGTAACCAAATATGAAAATATGGAACACAAACATATGCCTATCGTCAAGAGTATCAATATTCGTGATGACAATAGCTTCTTGCAGTACTTTACTACTGGCAGATGTCATGCTTGATCCAGAAAAAGTTATAATTAAAACTACTGAAGAGCCTTGGCAACCATCGGAGGCAGATATAGCATATCAAGATAGCATGTTTAATATAGTAGAACAAACATCTATGGATATGGACACGATCAAAAGATCAATTGATAATATACTATATAAACTAGAAAGACTAGAATATGAAGATGGATCATACGATAGTATCAGATATGTAGAAGGCAGTCAGTTCGACATAAACAGATCCAATAGGAATTAGACCATGAAATACATTTTAGCGTTTTTATTAATATGCATATCAACAATGGTTTATACTCAAGAAATTCAAGGTGAAGGAATAGAGGTGGTTGAGTTCAATGCTCCATTCTCGCCAACTAAATGTGAATTCCTAGAAGCCCTGGAAGACTGCGAAACCCTAAGGATCGATATATTTGCCAACACAGCTGCACAGAAAGAACACAAGATCGTAGTAGTACCATCGGTGGTAGTATTTAATGATGGTGTTGAAGTAGCAAGGTTTCAAGCAAACATAATGATGGTATTAGAAGTCACACAAGATGAAATTCAAGATGCAATAAGTGAAGCTATAATGAATGGTTTTTGATATTTATATATAAATTAGGAGTACAATAATGAGCTGGAAAGACATATTTAAAGACAAAAATGACTACAATGAAAAATCTATAGTAGGTTTTTGTGCATTTTTAATAATGACAGTAGTAATGGTAGCTGACGTAACAACTGGAGCCTTTGGCAAGGACTTAGTTATTAATGAGGCTATATACAATTCATTCGTAATGGTAGTACTAGGATGCTTTGGTATTGCAGGCTTAGAAAAGTTTGCAGGTAAAAAATAACTGCTGAAATATTTTTATAATTGCAGTTAATTTCGTATATTGAGAATAAGATAATAGGATAAAGGAATGTCACATAAAGTCTTCATACGACACACATACATCTATCAGTGTAGCAGTTGTGTCGAAGAATGGAAGATAAATGAGGCAGCTGATTTAGATAGATTGAACTGTCCACACTGTGGTACAAACGATCATGTTGAATATGTGTTAGAAGACCAAAGGTCAGGATATAATAATAAGTGGGTATAATATGAAACCATCAGATTTAAGAAAAATAATAGGTGAAGAAGTCAACCAACTAGTTGATCAAATAACCGAAGGTAAGGGTCAGGACCTAGCAGACAAATATGTTGCTAAACTCAGATCAGAATTTAGAAAGCTTAATGACGATGAGTTAGATGAGTTTAGAGAGACTATTGCCAAGGCACTTGACCTTAAAGAATCAGTTAATGAAGGTGCAGAATATTATGTTATTCAAAGTAAGGAGACTGGAAGTCCTAAATATGTAAAAGATATTGGTTGGCGAGTCAGGGATAACTCAAAAGGTCCAAAGTGGGTATCTGATCGGAAGATTTCTAAAGCCTATAAATTTAAAACCCTAAAGGATGCACAGAAATACCTAGATGGTTATGCAGACTATCAAAATAAATTTTGGAGCATATCTAAATTAAAAGAATCAGTTAATGAAGGACCAGGCCAAAAACACTATACAAAAGATGGTAAGGAATGGACTGGACCAACTCATAAAATGCCTGATGGTACTCTTATGACTGGAGATCCTCACAATGACGATAGCGAAGAGCTCTCCCATGAATCAGTTAAAGAATCATTTTTTACTGGCCACGTAGATCAGATAGCCCAAAAGAAATTCAAAAAAGATTGGGAGCAATTGTCTAAGAGCGAAAAGAAATGGGTTAGTGATGAGGTCAGAAAAAAAACCGAATCAGTTAATGAAGGCCTTACAGTTAAATCTTGGCATGAAGAGACTAGACCGAATAAGATAATGGTTAAAGCATCTAATGGTAAAACCCTAGAAATAACACCTAAAAGTAATTACAAGGAAAAATCATATCAAGCTTGGTTACAAGGTCTTGACCAATACAAAACTAATCCAAAGGCAGCAAGTCAGATTGACAAAGCATTAACCCAAATGGCTAATGAATCGGTTAATGAAGGTAATCCTAACACACCAGTAAAAGTTGGAGACATTTTATATATGGATGGAAGAAAGGGAAAAGTCGTTAAAGTGATGCAAGATATGGCTAACGTTGATTTTGGAAAGGGTGATGTGTATGGAATAATGTTCAATAGAATAGAAGGAGATACCATAGGAGAATCGATGAATGAAGCTATGATGGCTCCTAAAGCAGCTAAGAAGCTTAAGATTGGTAGTACGGTCAAAACTGAGAAAGGAACCTACACTATTACAGGCTACGGTCAGAAATCAAATGCAGAAAAAGTATTTGAGGTTGAGAATGAAAACGGCGAGAAATTTAATATGAAAGTATCCCTTAGAGGTAGTACTGCAGTAGACATTGCTAAGTTTCCTAGTTTAAGATTTGATCTAGGCAAAGGTGAAATACTTGAAAAAACAATGGTCAACCCCGAAGTAGGTGTCGATGCTAGATTTAGTAAAATAATCGCTAAGATACCAAACTCCAAAATAACAAGAGATATTGTTTTAAAGGCTGCTAAGAAATTTAATATGGACCCAGATGACGCAATTGCATATGTAGAGTATGGTTGGGATCTAGATCTAGACGAATCAGTTAATGAAGTATTATCAAAAGAAGATCGCTTAAAAATTGCTAAATCTTCTCTTGTAAAAGCTGAAAAGAATGGGGATGATAAATTGAAGAAATTAGCTTTAGCTACTATAGACTTAATCAAAAAAGAATCGGTTACCGAGGGTATTGGTTCTTGGACCAGTACATTAGATGATTTGATTGCATTTGGTTTTGGAAACTTGTCCGTCAAATTCAAAGGTAATGCTTTAGGTAAAGTAAAAGACTTTAAGAAGCTTCCATCCCAAGTCGGACCATCCATAACCATAAAGACATTTAACTATCTCTTAAAAAAGGGTGGTCTTAAACATAACCACCAAAGGAATAAAGCAGAATTAGGCTCCAAATCAAGTAAGTATGCGAAAGGTTCAGTGGAATTAACAGAAGGTTTTGGTGACTTCATGGATCCCAGTGATGTAGCTACTATGCTAGATATAGCTGCAAGGTGGAGTTCAACTCAACACCAAGCAGCAAATCAATCTTGGAGTTACGAGCAAGACCTATATGACTACTTAAAGTCAGACCACGTTCCTAAGAAATACCATAAAGACTTTTACAAGGCCGTTAAGAGAGCCTTTACAAGCAATCGCGTAAAGGAATCAGTTAATGAAGTAGCAACTTTAGGAGCTTCTAAAGCAATGCGAATTGGTAGAAAACTTGGTTGGGACGTTAAGAAAAAAGCTAGTGGAAGAACAGATTACGTAACCTTTACTAAAGATGGTAAAAAATACGGACCAGTAGATGCAAATGCATTGACTCAAACGTTGCTAATGAAAAAACTTACTGAAAGCAAATTAACTGAAGCAGAATTCAAACACATCAATAAAGATGAGCACAAGATCAAGCTTGCTATTAAAGATGTTGAAAAGAAGTCTAGACTAAAAGCCAATAGAGACAAAGAGCCAGAGTATGAGCAACTTGCTCTCAATAAGATTATGCTATCCAAAGTACTTGGCCGTGAAAAGCTATCAAGTAAATACAAAACTGTTTGGGAAAAGCTTAAAAAGGAATACAGCTTAAAGGAAGCTAAAATAATGAAAAAGAATAAATCAATTAACGAAGCTAAATTCAACAAGAATTCATTGTTGAAAGCCATGAAAAAGGCTGATGGTATGATTACTGTCAATAGAGGAAAACAATATGTCATCTACAATCCTAAGAAAGGTGACGATAGTAATATCGAATCCAACTCTGGTAGAGGAGGGCAGGATTTTTGGGATATGTGGCAAGATAAAGTTATCTTTGGAGTTGATGAAGATGGTGAAGAACACGAAATTAGATATTCTGACATTGAAGATTATAATGAATCAGTTTCTGAAGGGGTTCTTAATGAGATGGTGCTATCATTACCGGTAGTTGCAGCGCTAATAACTACTACTGGAATTCTAGGAAGACTTGCTTTAATGTCTGATGATAAGTTTACAAAACTAATGGGACAAACAAAAAGTGATGTCAAAGGCATAGGTAAGATATTCAAAAAAGGATTCAACAACTATGCTAAGCTATTACCTGTCATTGGCAAGAAGATAAAGTATAAAGAACTCCAGGACTTTCAGACAGCTCAAGTTGCTAAGTACATTAATGATGAGTTAACTGATGCAGATATTATTAAAATACTTTCTGAAGATCCTAAAATTAAAAAGCTAATAGATTCTATCGCAACAGGGTCTGGACATTATAAAGCTCTTTATAATCATATTAAAGGTTTAGGCGGTGGTAAATCAGGTAAATATGGGTACTACTATATTAACGACAAGTTTAAAAAGCTTAGAACTAAGATATCCAAAGGTAAGGTGGAATCTATCTCCGAAGTAACTCTTAAAAAGGGTGACATATTAAAATTCAAAACTGGTGCTAAATGGAAAATTGTTAATCCTCATGGTGATGGCTATAGAGTTAAAGTAGATCAGGAAGGCAATGGAAACTATGGCAGAAACACAGGTTGGCAGCCTCAAGATTGGTTGGACATGATGTTCAGACAAAACAAGGTTGTTGTAGAAGGAATTAAGGAATCAGTTTCTGAAGGTCTTTGGGACAATGTCAGAAAGAAAAAGGCTAGGGGTGAATCTCCTGCAAAGCCAGGCGATGACGAATACCCAGACTCTAAGGCTTGGAAAGATGCCCAAGAATCTGTTGAAGAAGATTTTAACATTGGCAAACAAAATACTAGTGAAAGAGACAGGTTCATGAAGTTCATGTTCAAGAATGGTGAAGCAAATGGAAAATATGATGGTAAATCAGTTACTGTTAGTACCAATGGAGCCAAAAAGGACCCAAGGAAATGGACAGTGGAATTCACTAAGACTGGTAAGTCAATAAAGTTTATTGATACAATTGCTAGCTTGGTTGTTAAAGAAGGCAAACTAACTGAAATTCGTAAAGGAGACTATGTTGGCTCAGGAAAGGAAGTTGGGTTGGTTAATAAAGTAAGCGGCAGTGGTGCTAACCAAGTAGCTTATGTTAAATTTAACTCAAGACCAAAAAGCTTTCACCCAATCCTAGCTAGGAACCTAACTAAAACTGGTAAGAAGCATAAAGGTAAAGATCTATACCAAGAAGGCAAAATAAATGAAGCTAGTAGAGGTAAGATACATAAAGCTGCAAAGAAGGGAAGCTATCCTGTAACGATCGTAGTAATTAATAGCGGTATGGTTGTTAAACAAGAATTAGTTGACACACCAGCAGCAGTTCCAGCAGCGTTTAATGAATTACAAAAACAATATCCAAATGCTATTATATCGATTGAATCAAACACTGGCGAAACGCTATTCAGTGAATCAGTTAATGAAGGAAAGGAACAGACAGTTGCTAAGGGTAAATGGGAAATAGTAAAAGTCCCTAAGGGTTCGAATAATTCTACTCGATTTGGCGATCGATACTACTTACTCCTTGGAGGTCAACATGTTGGTGGGTCCGTCACTGCTAATGGTAGTTTTTCTCCACCCTCTTCTGGCAATTCGTCTGAAGACTATGTAATGAAGATATTGAAAAAGGCTAAAATAGTAGAGTCAGTTAATGAAGCTCAACTTCAAGATCTACCTATCAAATCCCTATTAGGTTTGGGCAAGTTTGCTACCGTTAGTATGGGTGAGAAAAAGCTATACAAGCTCTCAGAAGCATTTGAGGAATGGCTTATTGATAATGACGACAATACGTATGAAGGTATAACAGCCCACTTAGATATGGCCATAGAGCTTATACAAGAACGAGAGAATAAAGAAGCTGTACCGCACATGAACAAATTCAACAAAGCGTGTGGTAAAGCACTTAGCCGTTTGAAATAAGGACTATAAAAATGAAATTAAAAGATATTATGAATGAAGGTGTATATGACAAAGAGTTAGCCGCTCTTAACACCCTTGCAAAAGATAAAACTCCCCAAGCGGAAAAAGATTTTTTCTCGACCTACAGTCCAAAGAAGAAGGGCACATATGAAGTATATGAACTGGACGGACGACGTCACATGAGAACAGTAGGCTATTATAAAGCGGATAGCCCAAAGCATGCAAGAGCAAAAGCTGCTGTAGATTCAAAGAAGAGTGAAGTATATTTCACCGGATATTACTCGGCTGAAGTAATCAATCTAGCTGAGAAGACAAAGGAACTACAGCTTAAGCTATCAGAAATACAAAATGCATTAGCACTCATTAAGAAAGCGAAGTAATTGAAAACTATTAAAGTAGTATTCACATTTATAAAGGCGTTGTGGCGCAGATCGAAAGATCCCACAGATGTTCCATTTGAAGTAGAGTTGAGGAGAAAGCTTATATGTTTTTCCTGCCCAAGCTTTGATGCGAAGAAAATAAAATGTAAAGAATGTGGATGTCGTATCCGCACAAAAACAATCTGGGCATCTGAAAGTTGTCCTAAAAAGTTATGGCCTAAATATGATAAATAATTTAAATCAAAAAGTCCTAAAAGCCGAGTATATTTGGCTTGATGGTTATGATGTCCAGAACATCAGAAGTAAAGTAAGATATATAAATGACATGGACTCATCCATAGTTATGGTAGAAGATCTTCCAGAATGGAACTTTGACGGTAGTTCTACTAAACAGGCCGATGGAAATAGTTCTGACTGTGTTCTGAAACCTGTACGAATAATCCCAAATGGATATGATAATTCTCATCTATTAGTTTTGTGTGAAGTCTACAATGCCGACGGAACAGTTCATGAGTCAAACACCAGAGCCAAACTAAGAGAGTTCAAAGACCTATATACTAAGAACCAGTATTGGTGGGGATTTGAACAGGAATACTTTATATTCAAAGATGGAAGACCAATGGGATGGCCAGCAAAAGGAACTCCACCACCACAAGGTGAAAACTATTGTGCATCTGGAAATAAGAATGTAGCTGGCAGATGGATATGTGAAGAACATGCCGAACAATGCATAGCAGCTGGAATGGACATAACTGGGGTAAATGCCGAGGTTACTCTTGGGCAATGGGAATTCCAGTTGTTTGGTAAAGACACTTTAGAAGTTTGTGACAATCTAATACTAAGTAGATTCTTGTTAATTCGTGAAGCAGAAGATGCTAAAGCAGATATAGAACTACATCCAAAACCTGTGCTAGGAGATTGGAATGGGTCTGGATGTCATATTAACTTCAGCACAAAAATGACTAGAGGTAAGGGTGGAAAAAGCTATTTTGAAGCTATATGCGAGCGTTTAGAGGACCAACACGACACGCACATGAAGGTCTACGGACTATACAATGACCAGCGACTTACCGGAAAACATGAAACCCAAGATATTCGTAAATTTTCATATGGGGTAAGTGATCGCGGAGCTTCCATAAGAATTCCAGAGAATGTAGGTAAAACTTGGAAAGGCTATTTAGAAGATCGCAGACCGTCATCAAATGTGGATCCATATTTAGCAACAGCAGCAATTGTAAATACCCTTCAATAAATTTTTATTCTTACCATAAATGTCGTATATTAACATAGACAATAACAATGAAAAGCATTACTAAAGCATATAGAAAGACAGCTAAGGTAATAGATAGTTGCAAAACAACCCCTCATTTTAATGGGTCAAAGAGGATGTTAGCTAACTTTAAATTGATACATGGTGCGGGAATACACTTTCAGACCCTTAATTATTTATACAAAGCAAAAAAGGAATTTTATGGGATTTAACAAAAGATACGTTTCAACATGGAAACTAAGAGAATGGTTTCAATCCGGAGGAATTACAGAAGTTCTAAGAAGACTGGGCAAAGCAGATGCCTTGATGTGCGAAGATGAGTTTTCAACTAAGCTTGTAGGCATATTTAACTCTGATAAAAGACCATCAGAGATCCTAACTATAATGGATAAGATATTGGATGACAAATTTCGGGATTCTTAACGTTTTTTAACGGTTTATATCGTGGTCTTTGCTTAAAAAGTTGTATATTGACTATGTCAATCAATCATTAATAAACCCACTAACATGACAAAAGAAATTACAAAATCAGAATTTGATTCTTACGAATCAGTCCGCAAATCAGGTGTCACCAATATGTTCGACACTAAAACAGTCTCAGCCTACTCTAGTCTAGACACAGACACTATTATAGACATCCTGACCAACTACAGTGAATATAGAGAAAAGTTTTATTCTAAAGAAATGGAACTACACTACGAGGCCATTGAGTTAATGAGGACGATGAATAAAAAATACAACATCTCCACAATGACTTCTTTGGATGAGTATCTCGACGTTCCAGGAGCAGGAAGAATATCTCCTGAAGATGTCCTAATTATAAAAGAACTACTAAATAAGTTTTAACGTTTCTTAACGCTTTTTATCATAGTATTTACAGATAAAGCTGTATATTAGCTATGTACATTAACTAACTACTTAAACCCACTACCTCATGAACAAATATGGAAATTCATCTTTTTGGTTAAACCCTGGACTCAGCAATGAGTTCGACATCTTAACTGGTGAAAAGATAAACCAAGGTAAAAACCTTGTCAAATTGGCTGCCTCTAAAAGAGCCATTGGTAATTTTGTTAATATCGTCACAGGCGAAAACATTCCAGTTACATTTACTGGAAAGGATAGCTACACTGATGGTAAAACTGTTACTATAGGCGCAGATCTAAAAGATTCTAACTTCGATGCTGCTGTTGGACTTGCTCTTCATGAAGGGTCTCACATCAAATTAACAGACTTCAAAACTCTCCCAGCAATAGAAAAAGCTATTAAAGATAGGTTTGGCTTTGATGCCGGAGAGCTTATGGATGTTAGGGCTACTGTTAAGGACCTTGTTAATATTATCGAAGACCGTAGAATAGACTACTTCATATTTAAAACATCTCCTGGCTATAAAGGCTATTATCATGCTATGTATGACAAATACTTTAATGCCAAGATCATTGATAAAGCTCTTATCCTCGGAGAAAACTCCGAAGAAAACTGGGGCAATTACATGTTTCACATTTGCAACTTCATTAATCCAAATAGGAACTTAACAGCTCTACCAAAACTTCAAGAAGTTTGGGACTTAATTAACATCAAAGATATTTCAAGATTGGAAACAACATGGGATTCTTTAGCTCTTGCTTTGGATGTTTACGAATTGGTCAATGAATCTCTACCAGAACCAGAAGAATCTGACTGTGAAGGAGAAGGCGAAACAGGCGGCGAAGGCGAATGCGATAGCCAAACAGCTGGGAATACTAATCCCGTAGATGGCAATGGAAATTTCGGCAATGGTCCTTCAGGTGGTAAAGATGACGGCTCTACTGCCGATGGTTCTACTACTATGTCTCAAACAGAAGTTGGAAATGGCGGACCTGGAGGAAACGCTCCTGCTCCATCACAATTAAGTCCTCGCCAACAGGAACAACTAAAAAAAGCTATAGAAGCTCAAGAAAAATTCCTAGAAGGCAGTGTTAAGAAATCTAAACTTAGCAAATCTGCTCTCAAGTCTGTAGAAGCTATTGCAGATTCTGCAGTGGAAGAAACTAATGTTGGAGCTGGAGAATTCACTGGCCGCTATGGAAAGACTACTCATACCGGAGTCAAATGCATATTGGTTAAAAAGCTTACAAAAAAGCTAATAGATTCAGATTCATTTAAGGAAATTCTTACTCAAGGATATGGTTGGACCCCTACAGACAGAACCCAAGGGGATGTCGATAAAGGTCTAAGACTTGGATCAATACTAGGACGCAAACTCCAAGTCAGAAACGAGTCCAGAACCTTAAAAACAACTCGTCTTCCTAAAGGCAGAATAGATAAGCGTTTATTATCCTCATTAGGATATGGAGCAGAGAATATCTTTTCTACTATGGACGTTCAAAAGCACAAAAATGCTATAGTCCACTTATCAATAGATGCTTCAGGAAGTATGTCTGGGACTAGATTCTCCAAATCAATGACTGCTGCGGTGGCAATAGCTAAAGCAGCTTCAATGACCAACAACTTCGACGTTCAAATATCATTCAGAAGTACAGAAAATCATCAGCCTCTTGCTTTAATTGCTTATGATTCAAGAACAGACAAAATACTAAAGATTCAGACTTTGTTTAAGCACATCTACCCAGGAGGAACAACTCCAGAAGGTCTATGCTTCGAAGCTCTACAAAATCATTTGTCTAGTTCAGCTGGTAACCTTGATAGCTACTTCATTAACTTTAGTGACGGTCAACCTTGGTTCAACGGCAAAGGTATTAGCTATGGTGGAGAATACGCTATCGATCATACAAGAAAGCAAGTCAATAAAATGACTAATAAAGGCATCAAAGTCTTAAGCTACTTTATTGATGGTGGAGACTATGGTCTAGCTAATTTCCAAAAGATGTATGGTAAAGGAGCTTCAAACATTTCAGTCGATGAGCTTATGCCTCTCGCACGTTCACTTAATAAAATGTTCATCTAATGATAGATTCAAAAGAATTCCGGATGTTTAAGTTCCGAAAACTTAAAGCAGTTTTAACTAAGCGGTATCCTGGATGCAAAACTATAGCAACCTCTAATGGGTTTGCTGTGCAGTCCGAATCTGGTAAGAGCTTAATACCTCATAAATATACCTCTCTACAGTCTGCTAAAGACGTGTTTACAGCATGGAAAAACTTATTTGTTGTAGATCATTGGGAGCAAATTGAAAAGCGTAATAACCGAGGCTTTGCTGCTGACATTATGAACAGCACTGCGGACGATCCAAACGGAACAACCCAAAAGTCTTATGAATATTTCATTGAAAATAATAATATAAAAAAGGAAGAAAGTTATGATTAATTATCTAGTAAAAGCAAAGTGGGAAGGTGACCACAACGGTAAAGTTAAAAAGTATACCGAACAATACCTAGTAGAAGCTGCATCAGTTACAGAAGCTGAAGCTAAAACTGTACAAGAATTCGGACAAGGTGTTAGTGATTTCGAAGTGAAAGAAGTCAAATCAACTAAAATTATAGCAGCAGTATAATGGGTAGAGGTAAAAGCAAGTTTGCTATAATGGAGTCGGACATCAGAAAAGCGATGGAACACACCATTTCGAATGGCCAAGCTAGTAGATACCTCGGAGTAACATTAAAGACTTATAAGAAGTATGCCATTCAATATTTTGATGATGGTATAAATCTATATGAGAAGCACAAGAACGTAACTGGTAAGGGTGTCAAATGGAGGGTAACATATTCTTCAGGGGAGAAATACACCATACAGGATATCCTAGACGGTAAAGCTCCCCGATATCCCCTATCCAAGTTAAAGCCTAAGCTATTTCAAGAATGCATGAAGGCTGAAGAATGTGAAGAGTGTGGGTTTAATGAAAGAAGGGTAACGGATTATACTGTACCACTTCTACTCCACCAAAAGAATGGCGACAAAAAAGATTTCAACTTGGACAACCTCCAGGTGCTATGTTATAATTGCTACTACTTATATGTGTCTGGAATAATCTACAGGGTAAAACATCAGGTAGAACCTAATCCAGATATAGAAGACCAAATGGATGATGACATGTACGAACAACTTCGCAACATGTAATTAAGACCTGGTAGCTCAGCTGGTTAGAGCTTCTCACTTTTAATGAGAAGGCCGTGGGTTCGAGTCCCACCCAGGTCACAAATATTAAAATAAATAGAATGTTCGGATTATTTAAAAGAAAGACAAAAAAAGAAAAGCTTCAAGCAAAATACCAATTGCTAATGAATGAAGCCTTTAAATTGTCTAAGATTAATAGAAGCCAAAGTGATATGAAATATTTTGAAGCTGACGAAATCCTAAAAGAAATAGATAAAATATAATGGAATTAAAATCTGTAGAAGAAGTATGGTGGGCAACCACTAAAGAATACACTGTCGAAATGGACAATGGTGAAATTGTAAAAGTAAGATGGGCTGAAAACCCTAAGTCAAGTGAGTTTTTCATTTTGAAAGATGATGGATGGGAAGGATGGGGAGAAGATGAAGAATACCCAGAGCTATATAATGCAATGATGGAAGGTGAACTAGACTAAAATGAATTTATGGCACATAAGCGACACTCATAAACGTCATGCGTTTTTAACTGTACCAAAGGATATTGACACAGTAATATTTAGTGGAGACTGTTCAGACAATAGAAGTCCCTACGAAAATGAATACGAGGTTATGAATTTCCTAAAGTGGTTTAGTTCAATTCCAATTACAAATAAAGTAATGATAGCTGGAAATCATGACACAAGCATAGAAATGGGGCTTATCAATAAGGCTAAGATAGAAGCTATGGGAATAACATATTTGCATAATGAAAGCACTACAATCGATGGTCTTAAAATATGGGGTAGTCCTTATGTCCCAAAATATGGGGACTGGGCATTTATGAAGCCAAGAGACCAAATGAAATCTATTTGGAAGCTAATCCCAGAAGACTCTGATATTGTTGTTACCCATGGTCCGGCATTTGGAGTGTTAGATCTGTGTGATGTAAAGCAGGGAGAATCTGAAAGTCATGGATGCAAAGCTTTGTCAGAAAGAATATCCCATGTTAAACCAAAGGCTCATCTATTTGGGCATATTCATAACAGTCGTAAGGGGCTTAAGAATAAAGGAATGGAAACTAATGAAGGCATATTATCCAGTAATGGATCTTGTGTGACCGATGGTATCTATGATGACTTAACCTCAAATGGTAATAAAATAACCATTAAATAATTTTTTATTTCGCACATTATGTCGTATATTTACTTATAACAACAAAACAAAAAATACCCTATGAAAGCTAAAGAACTATCAATAGAAAGATTCTGCAAGGATATTTGCAATGGATTCGCCTGGGAGAAGACTCCTTGGTATGATCGCGAATACTTGAGGAACGATGTCAAGAAAATCGTAACTGATCGTAACTTCAATTCAACAGGCCAGAAGCTATCTGAAGCCTATGATGTAGAAGACTACACGCTAATCAGAGCTGATAAGCTTGACGCATGGACAGAATCAATGTCAGGTCTCGGAATATTAACCTATGGTACTCATCTGCTTCATGGTAGAAAGTATTACTTTTGTATTGCATACAGATGATTACAAACTATATACTAACTCATCCAAAGCGTAGATTATGTGGAGCTCCAGATTGGAATTACATAATCCGCTACGCTGGCCATTGTGGTAAAACCCAAGAGCTTAAGTTGATTGGCATAGACAGCGTAACTGTCCATAAATCAATTGCCCAAACAATTCGGAACTCCTGTGGGTTCAGTAGAGTCGAATCAATACACCTAACCCCTGCAACAGCAGACTTCGTTAAAAAGGATTATCCATTAAAGGTATCCTACTTTGAAAATTTATATTAGGAAAAACTAATGAAACATTTATTACTAATAACTGCCATGGCGTTATCACAGATAGCCCTTGGACAATGCAACCAACATGTTTTTAGCTCAGTAGGAGCTACTAAATGGACTAACTTTGAATATATAGATTGTGATGGAAATATTCACAACTTCGGATTACCTGCTGGAGGATATACCATCATATTCTGTGCAGACATAGGAACTGCATTTGCTTTAAATGGAGATGGTTTTGTATATCCATTACTAACAGAACACCCTGCATATGCATCTTGCCAAGAACCTGTATTGGTTCCATGTCCATATGACTTTGATGGGGATGGAATAGTTGGAGTCTCTGATCTGCAAGCATTCTTATCAAATTATGGAGTAGGATGCGTAGATTAATATACCTATTAGCCTTATTTGCGCCGACAATGGCAGCACAGTGTGATGTAGCTATAAGTAATTGGGATGCTATAACAGGCGACATTACTATTGAAGCTATCAATAGCGAAAACTGTGGATGTAATGAGTTTACA